TCAATCATCATCCAGCGGGGCATTTTCCTTATTGTACTGCGCGGTGCTGATACCCAGCAGGACGCCAAGGAAGGTATCGACGGCAGTGATCGTGCCGACCACCTCTTCGCCATAGGGGAAATTCCAGATTCCCGCCAGCGCGAAGTAAAGCGTGCCCAGCGCGGGCAGCAGATACAGCGCAATCCACTTGAGAACGTCGTAGGTCTTGTTGCTCAACATACTTGATTCCTCCTTACTCTTCGTAGATGATTTCCAAGCCATAGGCCTTGGCGGCTTCGTGCTCGATGCGGCAGCCGCGGGCCTGCTCCCAGCCCTTACAGAAATAAGCGGCATGGCAAAGGCTCATGTTTTCCAGAGACTTTGCCAGGAAGCACAGCGGAATCTGCACAACGCCCCGCGCCTCCATGGCTTCTTTGCCGTACCACTCATCCGTAAACAGCGTGTTGACGATCTCGTAGCCCCGTTCCTGAAGTGCATGAATTGCGCGTTCACGGGTTTCCACGATTTCTTCCTGAGTCTTGCCACCCATTGGCTGGCTAAGCATTGCTTTGAGCATGGTTACTCCTCCTTTTTTTTCACTTTACTGCGAATGAATTGGCAGCTTGTTTACTTCTTGCATTATACGTTTAGCGGAGCCGTTTCCGCCCATCTTTTCATAAGGTTGATATAAATACTCGTAGAGGTTTTCATATTCATCACTGGTGATATACCCCCGATCAACGTAGTGCATCCCCAGAAACAAAATCCGGTCATGGGCAAGCCCCACGAGCATCCGCGTCTTAACGTCCTTCTTTTCGTAGCGCTTGGAAATATACGCCCAGAAGCCGGAGGACGCAATGACCGCGCAGACGATGGTGAGGACCATCTGAATCCATGAATCCATACTTCTCGCCTTTCTGCTTAGCCGCCGGAAACGGCGGAGTATTTGTTGGATACCCAGACGATCTGCTTCCCATGCCGTCCGGCGTGCCAGCCGTTGGGGGCGTCCGCCACCCATTCCAACACTTCGCCCTTCTTCAGGTGTCCCAGACTGGCATACTTGGTGGAATCGCCCACGCGCATGTTCACCGAGTTCGCCGTGATGGTAATTACCTTGCCGTTGGGAATCGTAGGCTCAGGCTGCATGGGCGTAACAGGCTGGATTTCGACCTCCGTCCCCCAGTCTGGCCGTCCGTAGCCGGCAAGACGATTGTAGGTCAGGCGGTACTTCTTCTTACATACGCCGCCACCGTTGGCAATCACACCATTCGCGCCGGAAGTGTTGCCCTCGATAGTGTAAACGTAGCTGCCATCCACGGCATATACCAGTCCTGTATGCTGCACGGCGGGGCCGCCGATAGCGTCCTTGGGCCAGAAAAAGATCTGATCGCCCGGCTGTGGCGCATCGAACAAACGCCCTTTCTTCTTGTAATAATTCCGGCTGTAACGGCATCCCGCGCCGCAGTTGCTCTTCCCCAGCGGCTGATTGGTCAGCTTCAGCGCCGCGCTTAACCCATAGGCCTGCACAAAGCACCAGTCCACAAACACATCACACCAGGCGTAACCATTCTTCCGACCGTTGTAGAACCCAAGTGCATCGAGGTCTCGCGCATACTTGGTGTAGTTCTTGTTGCCGGCGTTCGCGGTCTTATCGTCCAGGCTCGACTTGTCGTTCTTCTCCAGATAGCCGATCTCGTTCTCGGCCACCTGAATGACCTGTCTATAGTCATAGCTCATTCGGATTCCTCCTTCCGCAGTTCCTTCACATATTGGTCTGTTCTTTGCAGCAGCTTGTAGCTGTCGCCCTTGCTCGCATGATTCTTCCAGGAGTTATAGCATTCATCCACCTTTTCGGTGCTTCGCTCGCCCTTACGCTCAAGGGCGGCCAGCTTGGCCATTTTCCTGCGCTCATGCTTGATGTTGGCGGAATTCAGGGTCATAACCACCTTGCCGGCCTCTGTCAACCGGTAGTGAAAACCCAGAAACAGAATTCCGTCGGATAGGGGGATAATGCCGGTTTTCTTGATGTTGAACTGACATTCGAGGGCTCGAAGCCTTTGCGCAATGTGCGCCTTGCATTCAAGCAGATACTCCGCATCCTCATGGATCAGGATGAAATCGTCCATATACCGGATGTAAAACTCGATGTGCAGCTCTTCCTTGATGAAATGGTCGAGCGCGTTCAGGATACCGATTCCGGCAATCTGAATCATCTGGCTTCCCGGATTGTAGCCGATCTCACGATCATACTGGTTGTCCAAAATACAGCAGGCCTGCTGGTAAGTCCAGCCGTCGATCACCTTCTTGAAGCAGTCCTTTACCACCTTGTGCGACATATTCGGGTAATAGCCCTTGATGTCGCATTTCAGCACATATCCCGCCGTGCCGTGCTTTCTGTAAAACCTTTGCAGAAAGTTCTTCAGCCTCTCCCTCGCTTTATCCGGTCCCTTCCCTTTTTGGCAGGCCATGTTGTCGTAGATGAAGCTGCGGCTGATCTTGGGGTAGAGAATATTGTCATTCAGGCTTCTTTGGAAAACGCGATCCCGAAAATGTATGCTCACAATGTCGCGCTCCTTGGGGTAGTAAACCTTAAATTTTCGGGTCTTTTTCTGCTTGTATTTTCCATTTTGAAGCTGACGGGCAAGAATCAGATTCTCCTCAATATTGTTGAGAAAGTAATGCGCCGGGGTATCTTTCCATAAAACGCCCTTGACGCATTTCATCATCGATTCGTGCAGTGCTTCATAGCCTGCAACTTTTTGAAAATCTCCGGGGTGCTTAGACCGATCATCACCCTCAGGCGATGCGGCCATCCCCTTCGTATTGTTTCGCGTGTTCTTCACGCCTGGTCACTCGGCTCCTTGTGTCAGATTGAAAATGCGCCAAGCCTGCGGCTCAGCCCTGTGATTTTCTAAAGAGCACAATCCGGGGAGAAACGATTCGCGTTGCTGGCGTTGTTGTTGTTGACATAGCCCGCGGAATTCACATTCCACGTATTATTCGCATTGCCACGATTAGCACTCCGCAAACGCACGTTCTGCGCTCAGCCTACAGCCAGTATGTCAATAGAGTAGCATGTCACCTGAGCATGAAGCGATTGGCGTCATCATCGATCCAGCCGCATACACGGTTTTTCACATTCACCACCATCTGCCCCCAGTATGCCACGCGGCGGGAACTCAAATGGAAAATGCGATGCGCCAGATCAATCAAATAAAGAAGGCGCTTGCAGTTACGCAGCGCCTGTCTTTGCAGATTGCTCCGTTCGCGGTAATCGCCCAGCTGAAACGGCGTTCCAACCCGGACGTTCACGTCATTCGCTTCACGGATCCCCAGATAGATGTTCTTCGCCGTCTCGACGATGTCATCCGTTACTTGTTTCCTGTATTCGGGAAGGAAGACCTTTTCGTTTGCCGTAATCTCGATGGTGTATCGAGCCAGGCTCTCTGCCTTAATCAGCAGCGAAAACTTTCCTTCCTCTCTTTCACCGACGGGTACGGACATTAGTCCTCTGCCTCCGTCCAGCCATAGGCTCCGGGCTCCCACACGTTATTATCCACGTCGGACACCCAATGCTTGCCGTTATGGCTGCACTTTGCGCCCTTTTCGTAAGCGTCATGAGCGCCGATAGGCTGAGACCATGCGGGCCACTCTTCCGCCGGATCGGCGGTCAGCGCCCAGAGAGACGCAGCAGCAGGCGGCGTCCAATCGTCCTGCGACGTGTGCGCCTGCACGCAGCGATAGAGCTTCCGCTGCTCGCCTTCACCATGAGTGCGCAGGTCGCCCTGCTTATAGGCGATGCCGCTCTGCCAGGGCGCAAACACGTCGATGTTTTCCATGGCTGTGGTATCGTCGATATCGCCCTTTTCGGCCATAACCACAAAGGCGATGTTCGCCGTCTTTTTCAGCGCTTCCGTTTCCATTCTGGCAACTTCCAGCGCCTGCTTTTCAGCGAGATTCATAGTGTTCTTCACATATTCCATGGCTTTTCCCTCCTTCTATTGCACGCACGCTCTGCGCTTCGCTGGCGCGCGCTTTCTTGCTTTTTAATCACTGATTTTTAGTGCGTCGTAAACCATGTTTGCTCCTCATAATTTCCGGGCGGAGCCTTTCAGGCGGGCGTTCCGCCCGGATGGGGAGCGATTAGCAGATGACACAAGCCGGGGAGAAACGAAACGCGGTGCTGGCGCAGCTGCTGCTGACATAGCCCGCGGAATAAACACCCCACGCATTATTCGCATAGCCACGATTAGCACTCCGCAAACGCACGTGCTGCGGAGAATTTGCGTTCAGCGCCGGAATCTTGAAACCCTCGAACTTATTGGACTCGTACCAGCCGACGGGGCCGGTCACGCCAAGGCGCTTGCGCCAGTAGGGCCAGTAGCTGCCTTCCACGTTCGCCAGTTGCGGATTAGCGTTCATCTGCTCAAGCGACGGCAGGAAGAACGTATCGTAGGTGTCCTCCGTGGTTGCGGAGAGACCTTCTACCGTATTCAGCGTAGTCGTCACCTTGACTGGCTTGATGGCGGCAAGGAAGTCGTCCGAGAAGCCGGACATAAAGCCTTTCTTGTTATACTGATCCGGGCGAATGTCGAAATCCTCCTGGCTCGTCCACCAGTTGTTGCCAGCGGCGTTCAGGTATTGGCGAATTGCCGAGGTACCCCAGCGGTTATGGCCGTAGCCCACGCACTGCATGGAGTTCAGTCCGTCATCGCCAACAGAGGCAAGCTGCATTGTGCCGAGACTGGTTCCATCGCTGCCAGAAGTCACGCCAACCGTCTCAATGGGGTTGGCCGCATCGGGCGTTGCCCAGCTCTTTACCTTGAACGCGGTGGTCGCCACATCCGGCAGGCTCTCAAAACCGCTCAGACGACCGCCTGCTGGCACAGTCTGCGTCAGGGTGAACTGCCAGGTTGTGCCTGCGTCCGCGCCCTTGCTGCCCCACTTCGCGCCGAAGGTAACGTAGTAGGTTCCCGCAGCCAGACCGTCCGGACAATTCATGAACGCCTGCTGACGACTGAACTGCACGCCATAGGCAGAGCACAGGTGCATCTGGAGCCATAGGCCCGGCACCTCGCTTCCATCCTTCAGCGTCACCATGCCGTGGTTTACGATATTCCAGGCCACCTGATAGGCGGTCTCGTCCGTATTGTGGGCGCTGTCGTCCATGTCCTTCCACGGCACAATAATCTGGTCTCCAATCGGAAATAGCCGGGGCAGCTCCTCCAGACTGCTGGTGCGCACCAAATGGGCGATCTGCGCCATGGAGCTGTAAATTTCGCTGCGCTTTCCCTCCGCCAGCATGGCCAGATAACCATTTTGACGGTCCAGCGCGTCTTTGATCAGCATGCCCGTTTCGTTGAGCATGATGGGATCGTTGGTGATGGTACTCATATCGGTATCACTCCTTTTCAACTTTCACGCAAATTTTTCCGTCCTGGAGCGTGAGACCCAGCGCCTGAAACAGGGCGATCTGCGCCACAGAATCTTCCACGGACTGGGCAGCCGCCTCTGCGCGGTTGGCTGCGGCGGTCGCGTCGCCCACGGCGGTGTTCGGAATCGATTTCGCAATGGCGATAGCTGCGCCAAGAGTTGCTGCATCCATCGGTTCACTCCTCCTTACGTCAAAGAAACCCAGGAGCCGTCTACGCCCAGCTGCCACATTTTCTTGAAACCGGCAGTATAAGCGATGGTTCCTGGGTGATAGTGCTCGTTGAGCAGGGAAAGGTCATTTTCCGATCCCACCAGAACGGAGGGAGCGTTTGCGCCTTGATGGAGCCTTCCATCCTGTACGTAATCCACTTCACCGCTGGTCTGCTGACGGCCGACAAAGTGAAGCGGATGCTCGGGAACTGTAATCATCTATCGTTTCCTCCTTTTTCATCAGGATCGTTCCACGCGGACACAGAGCTTTCCATTCTGAACGGATAACCCAAGGCTATCCAGCGTGCTTTGCAGCTGTCCGGGCAGCGCTGCCGCCGCGTCGTTCGCGGTAATCGCCGCATTATTCGCAGCGGTCGCTTTTGCAGAAGCATTGGAAGCGGCGTTATTGGCGGCGGTGGACGCGCTGTTGCAGCTGGCGATGGCGGCGTTGGTCTGTATGGTCATGTTTTCAATGGCGTCGTCCGCGCTGGCCCTTGCCTGCTCTGCGGCGGTGTTCGCATTGGCAGCTGCTTTATCCGCAAGCGTTTTTCCGCTGATCACATCATCGTAGCACTGGGAGATGGCGTCATGGATAGATTGCCGCACATCTTTTCCGTATACGGCCTTGAGGATCTGCCCGAGAAGCGTCGAAATATTAGCCATTCGCTCTCACCACCTTTGTGCAGAGCTTGCCCTCCACAAGAGATAGTCCCAGCGCTTCAAACATCTCCTGCAAAACGCTTGGAAGGCCGGCAACCGCCTCATCGCAGGCAAGCTTTGCGTTGTTGGCCTCATAGGTGGCGGTATTACAGGCGTTTTTTGATTGATTAGCCTCAAGAGCGGCTGAGGTGGCGTTTACTGCGGAATCGTTTGCAGAGTTCGTCGCTGCTTCGCACAGTGCCGCAGCATTCTCCGCAGCTAACGCCTTTTGGTTTGCGTTGGCTGTAGCGGCATCGCAGTTTTTCACGGCGGTATTCACGTCATTGATTACAGCCTGTGCATTCGCAGCCTTTTCATCGGCATTCGTTGCCGCTGTATTGGCAGCGGAAGCTTTTTCAGTGGCGGTATCAGCAGCTGAGTTAGCCGCTTCTGCTGCTTCGTTCGCAGCGGTAGCGGCACTGTTGGCGCTGTCCGCAGCAGCGGTTGCCTTCGTATCGGCCGCATTTGCCGCCTGTGCAGCGGCGGTCGCGCTATCGGCAGCCGAGGAAGCCACTGTCGCCGCCTGATTGGCTGCGGTCGCTTTCGTGTCGGCAAGATTAGCCTTTTCTTCTGCAAGTGAGGCCTTCTCGTTGGCATTTGAAGCCGCAGAGATTGCGGACGCAGCGGCGGTATTCGCAGCTGATGCGGCATTGTCAGCAGCATCCTTCGCTGTGTTAGCGTTCTCTGTCGCTGTCTGCGCTGCTGCCGCTTTCTGCCCGGCAAGAGTGGCTTTCTCATCTGCCGTATTGGCGGCCGTCGTCGCCATCTGGGCAGCGGAAGAAGCACTCGTTGCGGCAGCATCCGCCGCCGTTTTGGCTGCGTTCGCTGCGTCAGCCGCATCGGAAGCGCTTTTCGCCTTAGCATTAGCGTTTGAAGCTGCCTGATTGGCAGAAAGAACGGCTTCATCAACCCGATCCGCAGCGTCATTAGCAGAAGAAGCGGCTGCGTTGGCAGCGCTGGCCGCATTATTCGCAGCCGTAGCGGCGCTGTTGGCATTAGCCGTCGCCGTTTTGGCCAGATTCGTCTGGGCTTCGGATTGAGTAGCCTCCTGATTAGCGTTTGCGGCGGCGGAATCGGCCTTTGTTTTGGCGACCGTTACGTCGTCATAGCATTCTTTGATAGCGTCGTGAATGGAACTGCGAACCTCTTCTCCGTAAACGGCATTATTGATGTTGTTCAGTAGCTGCTGAATCCTGCTCGCCATTCATGTCGCCCTCCTCTGCCAGATCACGTGCGCCTTCCTCTCCATTTTGATTCTGCTGCTGAACCACGCTGTTAATGGCGGCAATGATGTCATTGCACTTATTGAAGGCGTACTCCACCAAGGAAGCGTTCTCATGGCCGCGAACCTCAATGGAATCAATCGCCTCACGAACTCTGGTCACTTCCATGCCGAATTCATACAAAGTCTGCATTGAACGAATCCTCCTTAGTTGTAGCCGGTGTTGCCGGAAATCTTGATATCGAACTTGTACCTGGATGCGCCAAGGGAAGTATATCGTTTACTACCTACTTTCACATCGTGGGTATGGCCGGTGGAAATGCTGGTCGAGCCAGAAAAGCTGTGCCGGTGGGAAGAAGGCGTGAAGGTAGACGGCTTACCCGTAATGGAGCTCCAAGCGTGAGAATGCGAAGCCAGCGCGTAATTGGCCAGCTGCTCTTTCACCCAGTCCTGTGTGGCGTACTTTTTCGTAACGAGGCACCAATACTGGGTCGCCACCTTTTCAACGCCGATGGACATGCTGCTTGTGGCTTTCAAGGAGTCCACGGTCAAGGAGGATGGAATACTGGTAAGGTATCCCTTAGCTTCCACCCAGGCCTGCGTGGCAAAGCCTGAACATTTTTGATTGACATATTCTTCAGTCGCCACCATTTTTCCACGCAGAAAAAGCGAACTGGCGACTTGAATGCTCGCAGCCCGAAGTTGGGTGATCTTGGCGATGGACGAATCAAGCCACACGGTATCAGTCTTGATAGCACTGATCTCATTTGCAATCAGTGTCTTGATGTTGGTGATTTCCGTGTTGATATTCGTAATATCGCCATTGATGGTGGTGATATTGGAATTGATCGTGGCGACCTTGGAATTCAGCGTCGCCTTATCGGCCTTCGCCGTAATGGCGGATTCAGTATTGCTCGCCCGCACTTCAAGGGCCGCGATCTTCGTCCCATGGTCGCTGTTATGGGATGCTTCCAGCGCAATCTGCGCCTTCAGATCATCCGTTACCTGCTGGATGCTGGTTTTCGTGGTGCTGATCTGGCTGTCCAGCGTCCTCTTATGCTCCGCTTCCAGCGCGATCTGCGCCTGTAGATCATTGGACAGCTGCGTGATGCTCGTCCGGGATTCCATTATCTGGCCATCCAGATTCTGAATGCTTTCCGTATTGGCCGCGATTTTGGATTCCTGATCGTTCGCCGAAACGGTCATTTCTGCATAGTGACCGGCCTCCAGATTGGCCAATTCCTGATGCTGCGAGGCGACCAGGGAAATACGAGCACCAAGTTCATTGTTTAGCAAATCGATATAGGCGGCCTGTTCCTTCTGAACCTGATCCATATCATCAAACTCTTTACGCAGAGTCTTGATGTTGATGTTCCCGGTCGGAGCGTCCAGAGAAATGCCGCACGATGACTCAAGTATCTCTTTTGTGTCATTGAACTTCTTATAGAGCGTCCCAAGGTCGATATGAGCGGCTTCCGGATTGACATTGATCCAGGCATCGAAGAACTCATCGAGTTGTTTCTTTGCCTCTTCGCTGGCGGCTTCTCCCGCGCCACCGCCGCCTCCGCCGCCTCCACGGGTCTGTTCGGCGTCCTGCTTCGCCTTATCCTTGCGGTATCGCTCGGTCAGGCTCTGTTTTGGCGTGCCGAAGGTGTAGGTGTTGTTAGCCGGTTTCTCCAGATCGTATTCGATCTTGGTGCAGACCAGCTCGTCAGCCATGCCATGCGCCGCAGAAATCAAATGCACCTTATCACCAACATAGATCGGGCTGGCATTGGGGTCCACCAGATGCATGTCAACGGCTTTCACTGTCAGTGTAACCGGAACATTCACATTGCTGGCCAGAAAGCGCCTGCCGTTTTCAAGCAGCGTTTCCGGCGTATTCACGCTGTCGAACACATGCGTCTTGACAATGCGCCCGTAACGCTCCACAGCCGTCGCATCCACCAGCTCATCACTACCGTTGTTCACGGATTCGATGGTCAGGTTTTCATCCCCCAACGGAATCAGCACCGTGAACACATCCTCGGCGGATACTTCTTCCATCAGATCCAGCATGTTTTTGCCGAATTCGATATCCTGCGTGGCAGTATTTCCATAATCCAGTAGTAGATCAATATAGGTTTTTCCATTTTGACGGCGCGTGCGCAGATAGCCGCCGGTATAGTCGATCAGGCAGTTCTGGATAAAGTCGAAGCTGTTCTGCCATTCATCCGCAATGGAATTGATGGCGATCTGCTTGTAATCGAACTTGCCGGTTTCCTCATCCTGCACCTCGTCGGACTTACCGGAGAGCACCACGTCCCTGTTTTCGATGGTGATGTCGCCCACAAGGAACTGTTTATCCGCACCTGCGCGTTTGTTGTGCGCCTCGATAATTTTTCGGAAAAGATCGTGGGTCTTGCCGTTATACCGCTCTGCCTTTTGCACCGTATCCACCAGATAGGCGAGATCGCCCTCACAGTAGACCGTGTGCACATTGTTGAAATTGCGGTTATTTGTCAGTACGCGTCCGCGGAAGATCTCCACATCGTCCATCTCTACGGTAATCATCGTGGTCAACTGGGGAAGGGCATTGTAGTAGCGGTTGCTGGGCGGAATCTGGAAGGAAAGCGCACCTGCCTTGCCCATTTCAAGCGTCAGCTTGGGTGTGAACAAGGATAGACTGTTGTCCATCGGCTGAAAGATGGATTTGCCATTCGCATAAATATAAAACATTTACAGTCGCCCTCCAGTATTCTCGATTGTGATCGTACCCTGACCGGCGAATATCAGCGTGTTCTCTCCGCTGTGCAGCACAATTTGAGGGATCGTATTTGCGCCCTTGCTCAGGCTGTACGTCTTACCCTCATATGTGACCTGCATTCCGGAGGCCGAGGCGATGATGACCGGAACTGAATCCATCATATCACCCTCAACAACGACTGTGAGCGAAGTCAGCACGGAGAGATTCTTGTAGTTTCGGATAATGCCAGTTTCGAAGTTAAAGGGATCCCAAAGCCAGTCCGAGCCGGTATTATTGATCTCTTTCTTATAAGGCCCAACATTGTAGTTAATCACAATCTGAGAGTAATCCTTATCGGATTTCCACTGATTGACGGAAAACCGCCCTTCATAGAAATACGCAGGATCATCCTCCAGAATCGCCTTGAAGGTCTGCCCGTGGAGATAGACCATGATTTCACTATACAGCACGGACCAATCCTTGAACCCGTTCTGCACATAGAAAGTCCAGGAACCGGTTCGATTGTTGTAGGTGGGTCTCCCGGCGAGAGAGGCGGTCAGATCGAGCACGCCGTCTCCCCCCGGAATGTTCACCATGTTTTCCTTTACCGTCGGCGGGTTGAACAGCGGGCGAGTGGCGGGAATTAAATGCCAATCGTCCCAGGTGTTTTTATCGCCAATCGTGATCGAATGATACATTTAATTCCCCCTTCCTCGTCTCATTGCCAACTCACCAAGCTGGTTGTCCATTTTGCGTGAAGTAGCGCCAACCAGTTCGCCGGAATCCAGCACAACCTTCATGTTGGTAACCGCTTCATTGAGATTGTCAAAGCGGTCCGCAAGCGACTGCAATTCGGCAATGACATCCTTATTGTTTATTCCGCCTGCAATTCTGGTGCCATCAAAATTCAGGGCATTAACGCCCTTGTTGAAATTGATGCCATTGAATAGCCCGCCGCTCAAAACCTGATCGGAATTGAGCATCCCGCCAATCATACCAACGCCAGATCGAACATTGCTCAAATCAAGCACAGGTCTGATTGTCGGGTTAGGATCGATAAAATCAAAGATGCTGTAATCCGTACCACGAAGCATGGTTTTCGCGGAATCAACCGCGTTTTCACCAATGCCCTCGGCGCTCTGGCTCACAACCCTTGAGTAACGATCCAAGCCGCCAGCGATGCCCAGATCGAAGTTCATACCCAAATCACGTCCCACTCTCGACGGGGAATGAACGGACCAGGTGATTTGAATCGCTCTGGTTGCACCGGCAGCCGCATTCGTGGCCGCTCGTCTTACGGAGCCAGCCATAGAAGAAATACCATTGGAAAGACCTTTACTGAGGTTCTGACCGGTTCGATACCAGACCAAGTAGGTTCCCTGCGCAGCCGTTGTTCCGGAGGAGGAAAGCGCAACCGCAGCAGCGCCGACCTGATCTCCGCCATTGGAAATCGTGGCAGCCATCGTGGTGACAAAGGAATCTGCCATCAGTTCGGCGGCATACTCAATATCCCCGGTGTCTACGTTTCCTTCCTTGATGGAGTCAGCAAGCGCGGTAAACGCGGTTACGATTGTCTGCACAGTGGCAAAATCAGTCGCAGCCTGAGAAGCCCCGGTAATTCCAGTTGCGAAAGTGCTGAAATTGTTGGCGAAGGAAGCCATACTGCTTGATAATCCGACAATATCCTTGCTTCCGCCAAAGAACGCCCCAATATCTGCCCAGACGCCACCCTTGGTTTCGAGCGTTCCGATAAAAGACTGCATGTCTGTCAGGAGCTGTGTCGCCTGTTCCGTATTGGAGAAGTCAGTGGTACTCAACTGAGAAGCGAATGTCGCCAGGTTCGTTCCGACCGTGGCCATCTTGTCAGAAAGTCCGACAATATCCTGCTGGCCGCCAAAGAACTTGCCAATCGCATTGAACACGCCGCCTTCGCTGTTCAGCCCATTGGTAAACTGCGTAATCAGTCCCATGGCTTCAAGAGCGTTTGAGGTTTCCTGCGTGCTAACGCTGCCGATATTGGTAGCAAACGAGGCCAAGCCAGCGCCAAGCTGAGCGCACTTTTCACCGAAAGCACCAAGGTCCTGCTGACCAAGAATGGTTTGCACCCATCCGCCCTCTGCGGGAATTGAATTGGCCAGACCGGCCAGCGCCATCGCCGCATTGGTAGAGTTGGTGATGTCGTCTTGAGTGACGGTAGTGGTAAATCCGGAAATTTCTGCTGCGTAAGCAACCATGCCAGCTGCAAATCCGGGAATACGTTCAGCGAATGTTCCTAAATCCTTAATACCAAGCAGCTTGTCGAGCGTGCCGCCCTCCGCTGGAAGCGCATTCTGAAGCTCGATTAAGGCCTTAGCGGCATTATTGGAATTGGTAACATCTGCATCAGAAACCGTAGACGTAAACCCGGAAATTTGCGTGGCGTAAGCGGCCATGCCCTTAGCGAAACCCGGAATCTTCTCGGCAAAAGTTCCAAGATCCTTAATGCCAAACAGCTTATCGAGCATACCGCCTTCCGTAGGAAGCGCGTTTTGGAGCTCGATTAAGGCTTTTGCAGCATTGGTAGAATTAGTAATATCAGCTTCGGAAACGGAGGCCGTGAATCCAGAAATTTCTGTAGCATAGGCCTTCATGCCAGCTGCGAAACCGGGCACTCGCTCACCAAAGACAGAAAGATCCTTGATGCCAAGAAGGCCGTCAAGAATTCCGCCTTCAGTAGGAAGCGCATTCTGGAGTTCGACCAGAGCTTTAGCAGCGTTGGTAGAATTGGTAATGTCTCCATCAGTAACACTGCTGCTAAACCCTGTGATTTCAGCAGCATAAGCCACCATACCAGCAGCAAATCCTGGAAGGTTCTGAGCAAAAGAAGAAAGATCTTTAATGCCGAGCAATCTGTCGAGCAAACCACCCTCCGCAGGCAGAGCATTCTGGAGTTCGACCAGAGCTTTGGCCGCATTGGTAGAGTTTGCTACATCGGACTCGGTTACAGTTGAACTGAACCCGCTGATTTCGGCAGCATAGGCTTTCATTCCCGTAGCAAAGCCCGGAATCTTTTCGGCAAAGCTCGTCAGATCCTTCACGCCAATAATTCCGTCAAGCCAGCCACCTTCGGAAGGAAGAGCATTTTGAAGCTCGACCAAACCTTTTGCAGCATTAGTGGAATTCATGATGTCTGCTTCGGAAACCGTAGACGAGAACCCGCTGATTTCTTTGGCGTAGGCCTTCATGCCAGTGGCGAACCCCGGAATTTTGGCAGAGAAAGTCGTAAGATCTTTCACGCCCATGATGTTCTGAAGCAAGCCGCCTTCACCAGATAGCGAACCTTCCAAAGCAATCAATGCCTTTGCAGCATTTGTGGAATTTTCAATGTCCGTCTGTGTAACAGAGGAACTAAACCCGCTGATTTCGGCAGCATAGGCCTTCATGCCGGATGCAAAACCAGGTACCTTACTGGCAAAAGTAGTCAGATCTTTAATGCCGATCAAATCTTGCAGCAGTCCACCTTCGCCAGACAGAGAATTTTCAAGCCCGATCAATGCCTTTGCGGCGTTCGTGGAATTATCAATGTCTGTCTGCGTCACAGTGGATGAGAAGCCGCTGATTTCTTTCGCATAGGCTTTCATGCCGGTAGCAAACCCCGGTACACGTTCCCCAAAGGTAGAAAGATCTTTAATGCCGAGCAAGCTCTGAATCCAGCCTCCTTCGGCCGGAAGTGCCTGCTGCAATTCAACCAGTGCTTTTGCGGCGTTCGTGGAATTCGTAACGTCGGTTTCACTGATCGTTGCGCTGAAACCAGAAATGTTAGTGGCGTAATTCAGCAGAGCCGTAGCGAGAGTTGCCGCGTCATCTGCGAATCCCTCAACATCTTTGCTTCCGGTCACAGCCTTGGCCCACTCGGGTGCTTCCCAAGGTACGGCTTTTACAAGCTCAGCCAAGCCTTTCGCAGCGTTGGTGGCATTTGTCAGGTTGGAGTTGTCCGTTTCAGTAAACCCGCTGATACCGGCTGCGAAATTGTTCAGGGCAGTGGCAATAATTCCGATATCATCAGAAAACTGACTGATCGGGTTATCGCCGACGAACCAGGAACTGATAGCGGAAACGATCTCCGCACCGCCGATTGCAGTGATAGCGGATGCCAGATTCCCAACTCCGGTTTTTACAGATTCATCAACGCCCTTACATCCATCCAGGAAAGGCTGAATGTTCGTCATAAAGTCGGAAAGGTCGCTGCCGATCTGCGGGAGATTCAATCCCTGCATAACGCCAGCGCCAAGACCTCCGACAAATCTGCCGATAGCCTTTCCGATTGCTTCGGTCATATCTCCGAAGCTGTTGATATAAGAAGACACGCTCCATGCCTGCTCCGCCGCTCCGAATACGGCCATAAGGCCCACGATAGCGGCTGCAACCAGCGCCAGCTTGGCAATGCCAGCAAGCGCTGCGGTTACAGGAACCTTGCTGATGAGCATCATGGAAGCGGACAGCGAAAGCAGCGCAACGCCAAACGAAGTAGAGAACGCCAGCATTTGGCCCATCTCAACGCCATCCAAATGTTTCAGCGCTTTCACAAATACCTGTAGAGACAGCGCCATCACGCCGAGCATAACAAGTGATTTGGTGATGCCGGTGACTTTGGTTTTATTCATGATCTTCATGAACGCCGCAATTTCAAGCAGCACAAGCCCAAGGCCAGCCACGCCCTTAATGATGGTTTTGGTTTTTAGTTTGCCAATTTTTGCGATGGCTTCCGCAAAGCTGTTCAGCGACACGGCCATCAGAATCAATCCTGCGCCCTTGAACACGCCGAAATTGCTCTTCTTGACCATGGCCATAAAGGCGGCCAGCTCCAACAGCACCACGCCCAGCCCGGTCAGACCCTTTACGATCGTGCCGGTGTCCAGCGAGCCGATCTTTTCGATGGTGCTTGCAAACATGGAAATGGATGTCGTCATCAGAATCAGGGCAGTGCCTTTGAACACGCCCAGCTTTGCTTTCTTGGTCAACGCAAGGAACACAGCCAGTTCGAGCAGTACAGCGCCGAGACCGGCAATACCCTTAACGATGGTCCCAGTTTCAAGGCTGCCGATTTTCTTGATGGCGTTAGCGAACATATTGATCGAGACAGCCAAGAAAATCAATCCAGTCCCCTTGAATATGCCAAGATTGGCCTTCTTTGTGAGAGCGAGGAAGATTCCAAGCTCCAGCAGTACGGCTCCAAGTCCTGCAATACCTTTTACGATGGTGTCCGTTTCCATGCCGCCGATCTTCTGAATCGCATTGGCGAACATGTTAATCGAGACAGCCAGCAGGATCAATCCAGCGCCCTTGAATACGCCAAGATTGGCCTTCTTTGTAAGGGCAAGGAACACGGCCAGCTCAAGTAAGACGGCACCGAGGCCAGCAATACCTTTGACAATCGTTCCGGTTTCAAGGTTGCCGATTTTCTTAATGGCGTTAGCAAACAGATTCAGGGACGTGGCAAGAAGAATCAGCCCAGCACCCTTGAAAAGACCCATTTTGACCTTTTTGGTCAAACCAAGGAACACGGCCAACTCAAGCAGTACAGCGCCGAGTCCGGTAATACCCTTGGTGATGGTTTTCGTATCCATCCCGCCGAGCTTGGCCACCACATCTGCGAAAATTTTTAGCGAAGCGGCGAGAAGGACCAGTCCGGCGCCTTTGAACAGCCCCATTTTGGCTTTCCTGGTCAACGCCATGAAAATTGTCAGCTCCAGCAGCACAGCGCCGAGACCGGCAATGCCCTTGACCAGCGTTTCACCGTCCAGTTTGCCGATGCGTTCAATGACGCTGGCAAAGACGAGCATGGCAGAGCCGAGAAGCATTAGCCCTGTACTGGCGGCCGCCAGCCCCGCCGCATTCTTTAGCTTGATTTTGCTGAGGATGAAGGCAAAGGCCGTAATCGCCGTCAGCATGATACCCATGGTGAGCACCGCGTCTCCAAGCCGATCAGGATCGATCTTGGCAACGATATACAGCGCACCGGCAATCAGGGCGAGGGAAGCTGCAATATTGAGGACAGATTTTGTGATGTCTTTCTTGGATTTGAAAGAACCAAGCGTGTCAGCGATCCCATCGGAAATACCTTCGATTCCGCCGCAGATCGACTCTTTAATGTCGGTAAGACTCTTGATAAAATTCCGAATTTTCAGAAGAACACCGCCGCCAAGCAGCGCGCCAAGAATCACCGCAATATCCGCGCCATCCATATTGGTCGCGAAATTCTTAACGCTCTCACCAATGCTGGAAAAGAAGGTTTTGATACTCTTGAGAATATCGTTGCCGTCAAAGAATTTGCTGATCTTTTCCCCGATTCCGGAAAAATGATTGAACCAGTCCTTGATTTTCTCGGTAATCCCATCCGGACCGTTGCTGAACAGTTCTTCCGTAGCACGAATGAAGTCTTTCACCGCGTCAACCATCTTCTTGATGAAGTTGGTGACCTTTTCGACTGCGTTCTGCACACCACCGGTCTCTTTCAGGCGCTGATTAAATTCCGTGATCTTGTCGGCGCCCTTGGCGATAAGCTCAATCAGATCGCCGGCATAGGGGGAAACATAGCTGAAAACCTCTTTAGCAACCTGCCATACGCCGCCGATTACCTGACGAATGATGTCCAGCCCATTCGCCATACCGGAAACGATACGGCGAATCTTGTCCATCTGCTCTTCGTTTTCCGTGAAAGCTTTTACTCGGTCAGTCAGTTCGCGGAAGCCCCTGGTCATGCTAAAAAGCTGCTCACTTGTCTTGGGTGGGAACACTTTCTGGAATTCGGTGCGGACGGCATTAACAACATTCTGGATAGCATACACGATGTTCCAGAAGCTCTGAATCAGCTCGTCGCGGCCGCCAAGATCCTTCCAGCCTTTCACAATTTCATTTCTTGCGGTAGCAGATTCATCGATGATCTTCCCGAAGAAATCGCTCATGCTGGTCAGAAGCGCTTTTGCTTCCTCGAAATCGCCGATGATATATTCCCATGTCTGCGTCCAGCCACTCTGCGCCGCTTCCTTAAGCGTATCAAAAAGCTGCGTAAAGGTTTTCACCTTGGTGGCGGCCTCAGTCGCGTCCTTTGCCAACTGGAGAATCTCATCGGCTTCTTCTGACGTATAGCCTTGCGCGAGTAGCTCGCTCTTTTTCATCTCCATGGCCTTGAGCACGCCCTCTTCCATATTGGCAGACGTGTAGCCCATGTCTTTGGCGATTTGCTCGAAGTCCCAGGAGAACTGTTCGAGTGTTGCCGTCAGGATATCACTTGTCAGCCAGCCTGTGGACAAGCTGTCGCGGAAAGAGCCTTCCTCTGCGATCACTTCGTCCACGGTGCGCTGGACTGTTTTCTTTACTTTTTTTCCAGCCTTATCCGTTTCCGTAACGGTGTATTCCACCGTTTTGCCCATTGCTTTAGCCGTGCGCTGAAGAGCCTTCTGAAACACTTCGCCGCCCATACCTGCATTGACCACGGAATTCCAGTCCATCAGCCTCACCGTGCCGGTTGAAATCGCTTGCGAAAGCTGATACATGCCACGGCTGGCCTGCTCGCTGGTCGAGCCAGATACGGCAGCCAGGTTTGCAATACCCTGAATGGATTGCACAGCTGTGTCCAATTCAACACCGGCAGCGGTAAATGTGCCGATGTTCCGGGTCATTTCCGTGAAATTGTAGATCGTCTTGTCTGCGTAATGATTCAACTGGTCAAGACGGTCGTTGACAATCGCAAGTCGCTCGGAATCACTCAGGCCCTGCTTGGTCATCGCATCACGAGTGTTGGATAGAATGGTCTGAATCGCGTTGATCTGCGTCTCGTACTCCTGCATACCAGTCTGCACGGGATCGATGGTCAGCGCTTTAATAAAATTCTGTACGGGAACAATCGCGTTCAGCGCGGCGTCGCCAATTCGGTTGTATACGTTCTGCACCAGGTTCCCCATGAAAGAGAACCTGTCGGCAACGGATTGTGCGGCGTCGGACAATCTGCTCAGATCGATTTTACTGGCGGCCTTGTCGATCGCTTCGAGTCCCTTTGCCGATTTTTCTAAGTCAAGCCCCTTTTTCAGATCATCAAGCGACTTAACGCTTTCCTGAATGCCGTTCTCAAACTGTTTGTTATCAAACTGCATCTCAACAACGCGCTTATCGACATTGTTGCTCACGATGACATGACCTCCCTCCAGGCGGCGTCAGCGAGTTGCTCAAAGACCGGACGCAGCGCGGGGTTGATATAATCAATCCCTTTCACATAGCCGCCCGTGCCGGTGCCGTGCCCGTATTGGAGAATCACGGCAATGTTTACGCCTTTGTTGATGTGAGAATTTGTCCAAAAAATAGAATAGCCACCGCTGGTCTGAACAATCTCATAACCCCACGCGGCGGCTGTTTCTCCGGAATCGACCGGAGTTGCGGAGGCAAGAGCCGTGACTCCGGCCTGACCATACGTTTCCAAAATCTCTCGCTTCACGGCCTTTGGCGCCTGTGCGAGGAATCTTTCCGTATTCCGGAAATTGCCTTTATGTTTGACCTTAATCACAGCTCTCTTTTCACCTCCTTTTCTATCCTTTGCTGTTCAGCCGTGCGCGGCGCGCCTTGTTCATGGCTGTTCTCTGTTCCATCATTTCACGCCGGCTTTGCTTCTTCTTGGGAGCATTTTTGGCGTTGCATACGCGAATCAGGGTCAGCAATGTATTCAGGTGCCACTTGCGGCATTCCCAGGGGATATTAAGCGAAATCATCCAATAGTAAATGACTTCGGATGTGATGACCTCCCGGTGGGGAGATCCTTGCTTATCTTTATCGCTGAACCATGTCGCCGTCATGGGCGCTTCGATATAGTTGTTGATCTTGTCCATCACTTCGGCGGTGATGCCGTTATAAACGGCGGGATCAACATGCTGCGTAAGCGTCATACAGCGGATGTAATCAGCGCATTCTTCTGCGGTTTTGGGTTCCTTGCCCAGAAACGGCTTGCACCATTTCTGCTCCCAGCGATGAATGGAAACCAGCGAATGCTCCAGCTGCAAGGTCGTTTCCTTGGTGCAACCGAAGCTGTTGGTTTTCTCATCAAACCATTCGTACCCCGGTATCGTAACTTGCAGCATTCGGGCCACGCCCTTACTTTACAACCGCAAGATCAGCGGGGTTGGAGCCTTCCTTCATGGCGTTCGCCTGAGCAAGTGCGTCCTGGGGCAGAATGCCGTTGATAAACAGCGTGCACTTGTCCGGGTCAAGCAGCTCAAGGAACAGCTCGTCATAAGCCCCCGTCTGGCTGAAGCGGCGGGACTTCTCTTCGCTCTTCTCGAAATACTTGCCATCGAGCGACTTCTCACCATAGGCCTTCAGGATAATGTCCTTGAAGGTTTTGGTGATGCGCTCCATATCCTGCTCGGCCACCAGACGCTGAATCAGCTTGGTCATGCCGCCGTTAATGCCCATTTCCATCTCCAGCACTTCCGACTTGGAAAGGTTGAAAAAGAAATCCTCGGTGCGCTGGTTGCCGTCATAGTCGGTATAGGTAATCGTCTTTTTAAGCATTTTTCATTTCTCCTTTCAAATAAAAGCGGGTGGCGTCCCCTCCAACGTCACCCAACGGTGTATCCCTCCGGAATTACAGATCCGGCTCAACCCATTTTGTTTCCTGAGATCAATCCGTGACAGCCTGAAGAGCGGTCAGAATCTCACTCGGGGTAGGCAGCTTGGAAGCGGCGGTGGTGCTGCCGTACAGCAGGTCCTCCAGCGCCTTCATCTGGTTGACGGTCAGCTTGGTGGAGTCAAACTCCAGCTTCGCCGTTGGCTTATAACCGGTCATCGGCACAGGCGTGCCTTCGGTATCCCAGCTCCAGGGATTGGCTTCCGGAGAATCATTCACCGTGTCGTGAGACTTCTCGGTGGGCGATGCGCTCAGGCCGTAAGCCACATGAATCTTGTAGCCCAGCTTATCGGTATTGGCGTTGCCAATCTCGGTACGCCAGGAAAGACCGAACTTCTTGCGGGCCTGCTGGCCGACATACATGCCGGGAAGAGGCTCGGCAGAACCGTCGCATTCGGCGAATTCATCAGGATAGGTGTAGGCCTCGATGCTGGCGTGATACTCTTCAGCACCGCGAATACCGGCGTAGTAGATGCCGTCGGCATACATCTTGTTAATGTCCGCGCCTTCCGGCTGGTCGGTGACGTTGGTCAGACCATTCCAGGACTTACCGGCGTCATAGGTGCCGTCGTCCTTCATGGGAAACAGAACGCCCTGAGATACGCCATATTCATACTTGCGATTTTCGGCCTCATCCCAGGTCAAACGAGCGTTGTTAGGCATAGTGGAATCCTCCTTTTAATTAGTAGTAGAGAGTAAAAACATCATGGTACAGATTGTCGGACACGAATTGCCTGTCATGAACGCACATCGGAAACTCGGCAATCCGTCCCGGAATCGGGGATTCAGGATCCTGATCGATCACAGTAACCGAATAGCGATTACTATGACAAAAAGGCTTGTTATTGGCAAACAGCGTGCCAATCTTTTCCCGCTCATAGACAATACACGGATAGGACAGCTGATACCCTGACGGCGGCTGGAAATAGACGTGTCTGGAACCAACCGCAACTACAAGCAGTTCATGCAAATCAACCCGTCGGCCCATTGTAAACGCCCCCAATCGTCAAGATAAGACGGGGGCTCTGGACTTCCACATTCGTGACTTTCCAAAAAGCCCCCATCCATTTCACATAACGAATGGCAAAGAAGTGTTGATAGGCATACGGGTCGGCAATGATACTCAAACTGTTATTCACAGAAATGTTATCGTTGATCGTTTCGCCAGATTCGAGTCTCCGTGCCTTCCGGAGCACATCCCCTGCGTAGTTTCGCTCGGTGATGATTTCCTGAAAGACGCCAGGTCTCGTTTCCTTTGTTTCAGCATACCCGATAGGACCGTAAAACTTTGCCATTTTGACCTCTCATCAGGTATTGTCGCCGGCATTCTGCGACGGCGTGGTCACGTCCTTCTCCAGCGCGATGGCGGAGAACGGACGGGTCAGAGCGCCGGAGCTGCGCGTCTCCAGCAGACTGACCTCCTGGTTGAAGTTGATGTCAAAGTCGGTGAAGTGGGTAATTTCGCCGCCATTGGTGGCGCCAAGGCTGTAGTCGGCAAAGTTCACCATCAGGCCCAGCAGCTCGAAGGTCTTCTCGGTCTGATTCACGGTGGCGGTACGGGTCTTGCCCGCAAACTGCTCGGCGGTGACGATCTCGTTCACGTTCAGCGCAGCCTTCAGCTCGTTGACGTTGTCGTAGATTCGACGGCCGTTCAGGTCGCGCGCCAGCAGCATCACGTTCACAAGATGCGGAGTGCACAGGAAGTCCGGGTTGCCGGAGCCCTTCCACTTTTCACGGGCATACAGCAGGCTCTGAATAACCGCCTCGGCATACACGTAATTCTCGCCAAAGTTGGCAGTGGAATTGGTGCCGGTCAGTTCAGTGCGCATCGCGTTGATGTCCACGGTCTTATGAATACAGTACAGCTCATCATCCAGCCAGATCGGGCGGATCTTCGTCGGATCAATCGCATTGTCGCCGCTGCGGCCGTCGCCGATGGTGATCTGGCGGGCCAGCTCCTCGTTCAGGTTCATGCGATCCAGGCCGTACATATACTGCACCACGTCTAAATCGGTGATATCGATGATATCGTCACGATCCAGCTTGGAGCGGATGTACACGGTAACGGGATCGGTGGTGCGGCTCAACAGCGTGATCGCGCCAGCGTCAGTCTTCTGAGAGCCCTTGGTGTAGCCCTTGGCACGGCGAGCGGAAATGTCACGAACGTCGGCCTGGCGGGTGCGGATGCGGCTGATGGGGCTCTTATGCACTCTGGTCAGCACTTTGCCGATCCAGCCCTGATCAGTGGTCAGCAGTTCCGGAGCACCGGGCTTCACGTCCTTGTATTCCGGGAACAGCTGAGAGATGTTGGTGATGTTCGAAGCCGCGGCATGGGCCAGCTCGTCCTTCTTGTTTTCGGTCACATAGGCTTCCATAGCCGCCTTCAGAGAGCCGCCGCCGTAGGCTTTCGCCATCTCGATGATCTTCTCACCGTCGGCGTGGGACAGGAAGGCGTCCTTGTTTTCGGTTTCCTGGTCGAAGACATTGCGCTTCATTTCGTTTTCCTCCTCTTCCATTTCGGAATTGTGTTTGACGTCGGAATTGATGATGGTATCGATGATATAGGCAACGACATCCTTCTGCTTCTCGGTCAGCGTGTTGAGAATGTCCTGCATGGTTTCCTTATCATCTTCGGGTTTTTCGGGCGTGTGTTTCGCCTCGCCCTGCTTTTCAGCGTTGTCATCGGCATGTTCAATTTCAGCGAACAATTCGATTTCCTCACCGGTGTAAAGAATGCCCTGTTCATAATCCACAGTCGTAGTGCCGTCGGCATGAACGACCACAGAATCAATGAACGCGCCGGGATTGGCGCCGGCATACACCAGGCTGACCTCGCGGATCATACCGTGCAGCACGGTTTTGGCCTGCTCCTTCAGCTGATTGGCATAGATGGAGAGGGCGTTGATGTCACCATGAAGCACCAGCTTCCGGGCGTTCTTGCCGTTCTCCGTATCATTGAAATAGCATTCAACACGCATACTGCCGTTCTGGCTGTGCAGAATGCCATATCCAAGAACGCTGTCAGGCGTAGCGTGATTATGGTTCCAGACAATCGGAACCTTCGCGCCATCCTGATGAGCAAAAGCGTCCTTGGCGATCAGGCGACCGTCGGAACAACGCATGTCCGCTTTTGTCGCCCAACCGGCAAAGTCATACTTTTTATCCATTTTGACCTGTCTCCTCATTATTGTTGGTTTCATCCGCTCCAGCATTGGTCGGGATCAGCTGCCTTGCATTAGAGGAATCGCTCAGATTCTTGTTCCGCAGCACATCTGCGTTCGGATCACTGCTCGGCTTCATCCCGATCACCTGGCGGATCTCGTTTGAGGTCATAATCTCATTGCGGGTGAACTTATCGGCAATTTCTGCAATGTCGTTTACCGGCACCAGCTTAAACGGGTCGCGGAAATAGGCGATCGTCTGCTTCTGGGAACGAGCGGTAGGCGTAAGAAACTTGCGCTTCATTTCATCAGCAATAGCAGACAGAATAGGCTCAATGGTGCGGTTATAGTAATTGAGCATTGTCTTTTCGTCGGCAGTCCCATCTAGTATGGATTGTGTGATGCCAAGCTGGCTGAAGAACATGGAGGTCAAGTATTCAATCTGTTTCATCAGATTGTTTTCAACAGGGCGGTTAAGCTGTGTGATGCGCTCCGTTCCGTCCGTATATGCAATGCCGTATTTACCCTCGGATAGCTGCTTCTCGATATCCCTGCGGCGTTTTTCCGCCTGCACACGCCTGGCCTCAGTCTTGATGATGTAGGGGAGCTGAATGACCAGATCGAGCTTTCCGCTGCTGGTCTGTTCGTCCACCACATCCAAAAGGGTCAGTTTTCGAACCAAGCGCTGATAAATCGAGTTCGGCTCGTTCATCACCGAGTACATCGGATTCTCGATAAGCGGAACAGTCGATTTTGGGATGATAATCTGCTGGCGCTGACCTTCCTGTTCGTTATAGACCTCCACCTTCACATGGCGCGGATACCATTCCAGAATCTTGCCGGTACGCAGCGTGTATACCTTAAAATTTCCGGAATCCTCAGGCTCGTCATCTGCGTCAGTAGGGACAGCCGCAACACATCCTTCATCGAGCATGCTCGCCACGAGATCCTGAATAAAGGCTCGACCCGTCTGATCCAGATTGGCCTCAATGGATAAGCAGTTGTTAAGCCCGGAATCGATCGTCTCTTTGTAACGATCATTTTCATCCAGACGAATATGCTTCAGATTCACAGCGGCCACGTCCATCGCAATGCGGTTATACACCGCAGTAACGATAGAGCGCTCATTACCGCGTGTATAGCGCATCCGGTCAGGCCGATACCCGTAGGAAGGACCGATGTTCCAATTTACCTGCGTGGGGTCTTTGTTCTTGAAGATATTCCAGGCATGTTTGAGCCTGTCCATCAAAGCCATTTCAGTTTTCCTCCTATATCTTGAATTCGAAAATGAGCATAAAAAAAGACCGCGGACATCACGTCCACGGCCGCCGAACAGGCTGCGGTTAGATTTTGGTCAACCGATCCTCTGTGCAGTCATACAGAGGGTAATCCCCATTGTATGCTTCGGGGTCGTTTACATAGCCCCGTTTATCGCTCTGCACAGTATATACCTGCTTCCCGTCATCATCGGTATAAATATCAACGATACTTCCGTTGACGCCTTTACCGTCAATGCGGACCTTGTCAAATAACGCGAAGGCCATATCAATCCTCCTCCAACCGCCGATCAATATACGCGGTTACAAACCGCGAACTCGATTCCGGCCCATCTTTCTGCCAGACGGTTCTGAACAGTCTTTGCGCCGTAACGCCAAGCGACATGGGAATGCTGTACTTTTCTCGGGTCTTTCCGATTGATACAGTATCGCACTTCTTTGAAAGATCGAAACCCTTCTCAATATCGCGAAACAGTCTGTCAGCATCCGTTGTTTTATATCCAACGCTGAAAAACTCGTCGGCGTGATCAGTTCCGGCCTTCAGGCACCATTCGGTGAACTTGTTCTGCTTGACTGTGAACCCTTTCGAGCTTTGGTAAACGCCGTCTACTATTTTAACAGCTTCTTCAGCATTTGCAACCGCAGAATTGGTTACATGCCCAAGTTGTTCAGGCGTTCGGCGCACACCCCACCTCATTCCCTTCACGCCGTGATGAATAAGAACACCGCCCAAATAGCTTTCGTAAATCATGCTTTAGTCGAACGCCTCCCTGTTGATTTTGTATGCAACATAGGCGTCAAGCATAGCGGCCACAGCGTCGATTTTCTGTTCGTAGCGCTTCTTGAGCAGCTTGCGATTGCCGTTATTATCTTCAACGGCAATACAATTCCCCATTGCAAAAGTCATCAGCACCTCGTCGAAGATCAACATCCTTTCTTCAGACAGTTTCTTCAGCTCACCAAGCGGCACGGATTCTGTTCGCGCACCCTGAATAACTTTTTCAATGCCGAAAGGGCCGTTTTCAGATTCCCAACGCGCAACAAAATCCTTCGCATTGTAAGGGTCGTACCCAAAGCAGCGCACATCATATTCCATCTCGGTAATGTGCGCATCCAGATCGTCATAGACCTGCATCATATCCAGCACGGTGCAGTCCATCACAACCAGGCTTCCTTCACGGATAAATTCCTCGTATTTAGAGTGCATGGCCGCAGGAAGTTTATCAAAGGTAAGCTGAGAAATGTAGTTTCGCGTCTTCACACCAAAGCTGCCGTTAGACAGCGGGAACAGAAAAGTGAACGCACAAAAGTCGTCGCCCTGAGAAAGATCGCCGCCCAAAGCGCATGGCATCTTCCAGAAATCGTGATGCCCCTCATGAACCTGAATCTCTTCATAGGAGAAGAAATACGTTTGGCCTTCCATAGGAAGCCCGAAACGCTTGGCAAGCGTATCATTGCGTTCATGAGGCGATTTTTCAATATTATCGACGTCGCGCTGATAGGTTTCATAGCTGACGGTCTTTCCGAGGTTTGGATTGGCCTTCAGCCACATTTCGGGTTTTCCGACTTCATCAATCGAATCGAGCTTATAATACCAGATGCTCACCCAAGGTTGATCCAACTCCCCGCGCAGAATCTTCATCAGCTGCATCTTAATCGTATCGCCGATCGCATTGCGAACGGTGCCCTCGGAGCTGATGGCGACAATGAGATAATCGTCAATTTTGGAAGATCCCTGTTCAATAGCGCCTACAACATTCTCTCGAACATCGCAGGAAAGCCATTCGTCGATGGTCGCAATCTTTGTTCGCATGGATTGCAGTTTATCAATGGACATAGGAACGGTTTCAATCCGGCTGCCTGTCAGGAAATTCTCGATGCCCTTTTTGGTGCTGGCGAGCTTAACCCGATTGGCGCGGGAACCCGTGGTGTTCTGTAAACTGCCTTCGGTCAGGAACTTAAAAAGTGGCCCTCTGGCGCGGGTGATGGATGTACGAATAGGTGAAAGGGTTTCGTCAGCCTGGCGCATCGTGTAGGCCGTAGCGATCTGGTGGGTCGTGCTGGTATCGATGTTGAGGAAGTAACTCTGAATGCAGCTGGCATACATCGTCTTTGCAGCGCCTCTGGCAATAATCAGATACTGTTTATTGCACAGGCGTTTCTTGACGAGTTTTCGTCTATACTGCATTCGTCCGTCTTCCATGGTGACGGGAACTTTTTGCTCAACAAAGTAATACCAGCCAAAGATGTCTTCTGCCCAGAGCTTGAAACTGTCCAGCAGATGTAAATCAGATCCGTCCGTCAGCGTCAGCTCTTTCTCACAATAAGCGATAAAACCCTCGACGACTTTATCGTCGTAATAATACATGGGATCGGCGATCAGCGCGTCGATCCGATTCATCTGAAGCTCAATCTCCTGATTGATAGGGATAAGCCCCTGCACTACGGCATCTCGAAACATGCCGTAATATTTGGGGACGGCAGTATTCGATAACGCCATGAATCACCGCTCCTTTAGGTTTTGTTAAACCAGCCGGAAATGGTATTCCAGTTATTTCGGAGGGTAATTGCCGTGGAAGAGACAGCCGCGACAGTACCTGCAACCTTGATAGAGGCATTCAGAATCTGCCTGCCCCGCGCAACGCGGGTCGGGTTCAGCTTGGAATACTGCTGCTCCATGTTCAAGCGGTTCAGACGGCTGCGAAGCTCAGCATCGCTCATCCTCTTTACGCTCTTAGAATCATGAGCTTTCTTGTAATCTTCATGGGAATCATCCGTCTTGGTCTGCTTGCTCTTGGGGATTTGACCAAGCTGCTCGGGCGTATGGCGAACGCCCCATTTCATTCCCTTTATGCCATGATGCCAAATCTCTTCGGCCATAGTAGGTCTCTCCTTTCTTCCAAACATAAAAAGACCGACCTGCCAAATGACAAGTCGGTTCAAGTCTATAAATTGTGTTTACGGAGCCCAGTCCGCTTCAGAAACCATTTTGACGGAAACGGCGCCCTGGTCGATGACGAGCACCATGCCATCTTCGAGCGTCAGCTGCAAAGTCTCTCCAACAGCAAGCAGCGTCTCATGTTGACCGCCGTCATGCGCTTCCTTGTGCGTCATGTCTTCATAGAGGTGACACATAAAGTAAGTCGTGGTAGTCATGGTCAACAGATAGCGTCCAGCCTTAATGTCCTTACCAACGACATAGATTCCCTGGTAAAGACCGTTCGCATCAAGTTCGCAATCAAACTTTTCCTGAATGGCGCTGTCCAACTCCGCGTGGAGCTTGAGCAAGGTTGCAAGATCCATGCTGCTTAAATCAACCTCTTCGGCCAAAGCCGGAACGGACAAGCAGAGCAGGGCGAGCACGAGAGCAATGAATTTCTTCATGGAATCATTTCCTCCTAAAGATTGTTTTTAGTAGAAACCCAAGTATTCGAAAGGGTAGTGTTACCAACCACCATACAGCTCGAAAAGGAAAGATAAGCAGCTTCACAAACAGATAGTCTGAATAGCTATCATATGTCCGCGAAGTTCTGAAGATCTTTCCACTTCTTGACCGATGCGTATGCGTCACACGAACCCCCACCGCCAATACCTCCACTTTAACAATCTACGGGTATATCTTTGTGTATTATAACATATACCCCCCCCCCCCCCCGCAAATTAAATTTGTGTTACGAATTATTACAGTATCGTTAATTCTTAGACTCGTCTCTCTCAGCGGCTACATTGATACGCCATTCATACTGGCTGGCCTGCCGTTCCATCGCCTCCAATACTGCACCCGCAGTCGGAGGATCAAAGATGAGCTTGACCTTGAGATAGACATAGGTAGGAACAAGATTGAGGAGCTTATCGCCACTGATAAAATCGCTCCACTTAGCAGTCTTATCCTGAATCATGAACCCCTCAGCCGGGCCAACGCCAAGTTCGGTCAGCGTAGCCAGAACGGAGTTGACGTGCATGATAATCTCAGGATCGAAATGCTCATAGTCCTCTTCGGGACCGAGCGCCTTCTTTACAGAAGTGAGGATACTGTCATCCATGTCTAATCCTTTCTGCGATACGCCGCAAGAGCGCGCTGGTAGTCCTCGGTATCGGCATAACCGCAAGAATGAAATTCCGGACAGAAACCACGATAGATACACTCCGGCACCATCACGGAACTGAGCACCGGATCGACCTGCGCAATCCGCTCTTTGACCTCCTGCCAGGCTGCCCGAGTCTCAGGAGATGCCTGACTGCAAAGACGCCGGCGGCTGATAAAGATCAGCGCTTGAGCATTGGCTTCGCACTCATGCTGAACCGGAGTGTCCTGCGAACTCTTGTCACGGTTCACGCCGGTTCGATCGGAACGCTGAGTAGACACCCAATGCTCAATACCGAATTTATGGCGAACGAAATGAACCGATACCCAGCTCTTCAAATTTTCCCAGCGCCAGGAGAATCGGATTCTCCGAATCGGACTGTGCTCGGCAAGGAGGATCGTCTTCTTCCAACCCGTAGTCGGATAAGAGCCGCTCCCATCTTTGCTGATGGTTGTCCGCGCAGAACGTTTTACATTCGCCCAGTTATCAATGTATTCGACCCACTTAATCATCACATCCTCCTTTCCGAATGCTTCCATGGGCATGTATCAAAAGGTGTCCTCTCTACCGGTTCCATCACCAATAAAGATGAATCGCCATAGTGGATAGCGTTATGCGTATTATGCGTCGTGCAGATCAGAAACTCAGGATTGGTCAGATATTCGGTCGCCTCTCTGATGTCGCGAACTTCAATCGGATTCATGTGGTGGATGTAAATTCTCTCATGAATATCGTATCCATCGCAAGCCAGATCACGGCCGAGATCTCTGGTAATCACATGATCCTTGATTTCTCCCCACTCACCGGAGTGGTAGAATTTCTGATTCAAATAACGCTCAAATCCAAACGTCTCCTTGCCCACCTGTCCATTCAGTTGCAGGTACTTGAAGCGATCCAAAAATGTGGGAAGCGTAATCAGCTCCGAATATGTTCTAATACTCATCAACAAATTCATCCTCATCATCATGACCGCTATACCGCTGCATCGCCTTAAGTGCGTTAGAATATAGCTCTTCGATTCTCGCCTGAGACTGAATCTGTTGACGCTTTGCTTCCTTGAGCTCTAACTCCTTCTCAGCGAGCCTTCTCTCAACTTGCTCTTTAGCAGTCGCAAGCCTGAGAAAATGCGTAGTCTCCTGAGAAGATGCGGTGCCGTCGCGCAGCCGCTGCTCCACAAGATCCATTGCAAGGGAAATCATCTGCCCCTCGCGTGCCTCAGGAGTCAGGGCCGGACGCATCTTTGGCAGATCCACGGAAGATTCTGCCACTTTTTGTCGTCTTCCCATGACATAACCCTCCGTTTCAAAGACTATTGCGGTGCTAAAAAGAACATACGAGGATGGTTCACCCATTGTCGAAAGGAGAAAAATGAAGGAAACCCAAAGAGCAGATGGAGGACTGCCATGAAGAAGCTCCCAAACCCCGTATGTTCGTTTTAGCACCGCAATAACAACCAGCCACAGAAGGCAAAACACCCTCAAAAAACTCCCACCGGAGAAAAATCAAGGAGCTCGTCGATGCAGGGAGGGGATGTGTTTTTGAGACCCCCTCCCTATGTCTTTTAGTTTGCGGTTGCCGTCTGCTTTCGGTTGTTTTTATATATTTTTCTGTAGATGTTTATGAAATCATACTTAATGATCTCATCAATCGCTGCCTCGATGGCCCTACTGTACTCCTCATCTGAAAATTCGTCGCTGGTCTTCGCGATTCGACCCAGGTAGTCACATGTGTTATACCCTTTTTCGGTGTCGAAATGGAACCAGTTATCGAATTGAGTGAACGGATTGTAGGGATTATCAAAGGTTGTCAGCATGCAAGACTCGTTTGCCATGTCGTTCACTCCTTTCAATTATTGTATTTCGACACTGTCGAAGCTGAGATTCCAAGCGCGCTCGCGATTTCGGAGTTCGTGTAGCCAGAAGCGCGCATCGCTTTGATTCTCGCCTGTTTTCCGCTCGAAAGCGTGGTCGTTGCTCGTGGTGTCGCATAAGACCGCACCTGATCAATGTCCGCAAACCGCAGAATCTGCGATAGGGTGGACTCAGAAAACGCTCCAGCCTGGATAGCCTGCCAACCGCGTTCCGTAATTTCGATTGGATGCCGCTGCGCTCCGTATCGGGTGCGCGCACGGCTCAGTGCAAGCTGTCCCTGCTTCTTGACTTCTTTCTGTGTCATGTCAGGGTTGGCCCGTTTCATGGCTTTCACTTCGCTGTTGGCCGCCAACTGCGCCTGCCGCTCGCGAGGAGCATTCTTCAAAGCGATATTCAGCTGATGCATCATACGATCAACTTCATCGCGATACGTTTCCTTGGCCGTCGCACTGTACTTGATCCGCCCAGCAGTCACCATTTCCTTGCGGGCCTGGTTCGCCAAAGTCTTCATACGGTTCGCATAGGTGGCGTATGCTTCCTCCTGGGGGGTCCCAGAGGATAGCTTCCGGGCGTCCTTCACCTCCGCCATCTGGGTCGAGTCCTGCGTCCGCAGTTTCTTCTTCCCATGCTTGTCGGTATATTCTTCCCGGACCTCCTTATACTGAAGCTCCCCGGTACGGGGATCAATTTTCGGCGAACCCTTGCGCTTCAACACAGCTTCCGGCGATTTGGCGCGGCTGATTAACGTGGACGCCCCGTAATGGATCTCCCCATCCTCATCGGGGTGGGCCTGATACTTCTTTTTCAGGGCAGGGATTCCGTTGTCAATCTCGCTCGCCTTCCAGTCCAGCTTGTGCTTCTCCGCATCAATGACCACCATGGAGTGGCGCACAGCGCGGGCCAGTTCATCCTGACTGGCGCCTTTTAGCGTCATGTCCGTAATCAGGTTGGATACCTTGCCCATCTCCATCTGGGTAGCACTCTTTGTCATCCGCTTAAACTCATGGCCATCGCGATAGTAGTGTTCCTTGCCGTCGGCGTCGGTTTCCACTCTCGAATAGCCATAACTCATCTTGGGGTCGAATCCTTCCAATCCTTTGAGCGGCGGAGTCGAAGTAATCTTTACCTTGCTTCCGCTCGAATTGCACGGAATGACCATCACCGTATCGCCGTCAAAGTCAGCGCCCGACAGCCGAGCGGCGACGTTGGCATTGATGCCGATCGCGTCCTGCGCATCTGGTCCCAGAATCCTGCGTCCATCCGGCTGCTTGTTATTCACCGTCAGAATCGGAATCTCAAAGGTTCCACCATGGGGATACCGAATCAGGGCAACTGTCTCGCCGTCGTGATAATTGGGGGCGTAAACTTCATCGTCCTTCATGGTTGCAATAGGCAGGATTACCTGATACTTTTGCCTTGGCAGAGCGGCAGCCTGTAAGTGAACAGCAGCTGAATCACAGTCGTTGGCAAATGTCTCCAGCAGCTGTTTCTTCACCGTGGGATTGGTAAGCGAACAAATCTCATCAAACTCGGCCTGCTTGTCCGCGGCAGCCAAGTTCAGCTGTTTGTTAATCAGCTGCATACTCTGCTTGCTCAGAAACTGGCTTGGCAGCGCATCTGCCCATTCGCCCCAATCGCCTTCGGCTCTCGTTTTGTTGATGAGCCCCAGCTGTGCTACTCCGTTCTCATCCACATAGTGGTACTGGCCGCCTTCTTCCTTGATAAGGGCGCCGAATGGATTGTTCGGATCGTCGGTCTTGGCTTTTTTCAGCACATCCTGACCAGGCGTTTTGTTGGTGTTAAATATCACGTCTACGCCATCGGGCATATCATCGCTGTAGAAGGCCATTCCCTTCATGTACTTGTCTCCGTCCACCAGAATGCGCACCTGCGCATAATGACTATCGCCTAAATCCAGGTCCTCTACGCCTCTGCGAATCTCGATGGTGCCATCTTTCTCGATGCCCGTATGTCCGTCAGGTGCAACGTCATCCCGATAGCGGATCATCAAACGATCGGAATCCATAGAGGCCGGGTATTCGAACCCTTTCTCAAAGCGCTCCTCACCGTTTTCATCCACACGCATCTTGTAGTCGGTGATGGTATGGACGTTCTCAAAGTCGTAAATCTCCTTGTGCTCAGTACCAGGCGGACAGAGAACCTTGATATTCGTCTGCTTGCCGAGGTTCGTCGCCTGCGGAACGCCTCCGCCGTACACCGCATAACCTTCATCCTGAAGGATTTGCAGCGCCTGATTGAGTTTTTCCCGGCTGATGCCGAGTTCACGTTCCACGCCGGTGCCAACATCAATCATGCCTTTTTCTTTGATCTGCTGACGCAGAAAATCGGCGGTATTCTGAGCGGCGTTGGTTCTCGCAGCACTGCGCTCGTTGAGCAGCGAACGCAAAGTTGACTCGTTGATGCCCATCTCCCGGGCAACCTCGGCCTGACTTTTCCCGTCAGCCAGCATCGAGCGGGCGCGGGCAATCTGGTCGCTCCTGCGCTGATTGATCGCATTGGAGTAATGCGTTCTCAGCTGCGTCGTGTTCTCCAGTCCCACGGCCTTGGCAATCTCGGCTTCGCTCATGCCCTGCTTGCGCAGCTCCTGAACACGGCTGATGAAATCCCCGCTGTGTTGGTAGGGATCCTCTCCGGAGCCCCAAGGATAGCGCCCGGAACGCCGAGGCATGCCATAATGATACAACTCCGTCTTGGGATTGGTTTCTTCCCAAATATCCCGGTAGGCTCTGTGAAGCACTTCGCTGGCGCTGATCTGCCCATGGCGAAGTCCCTCAGAATACGCTACATCCCAAATTGCTCCGGGAACAAGCTCAATTTCGGTGTCTTCCAGCTCGTCAAACACCTGCATATGATGCAGTTCGTCATAAGTGTCTTCCGACATGTCACTGTTGATGTAATCCCAATTCAGACTGCCGTCGCTGTGGAACATATCTTCCAGCACGCCCATCGTTGCAAGCTCATCGATTCTGTCGGGCCGACGCTGAGAATACAGTTCAAAAACAGTATTGACAACTTTATATTCAAGCCCGTTCGGAGCCGTATACCGTCTCACGTCGTCCATTGTCAGCCCTCCTCTTCTTTGATTCGATTGATGACTTTGTCAAAGGTGATGATCTTGTCGATGATGGGTACGATCTCGTCTGCTTCGGGATTGTGAAATATCACTTCGTCGTTCTGATAAAGCCGCAGCTCCATCTGAATATCGCCGGGCTTCACCTTGTATTCCAAGCAGAACAGCGCGGCGTATACCATCAGCTGCTCCATGTGCGCCAGCACCTTACCCGTTTTCAGGTCGTGAATGCGCAGCATCCCGTTTCTGAAGGCGATAGCGTCCGCGGTGCCGTAGCAATTTTCAGAATAGTAGAGCACCTGCTCGCTCTGCATCTTATAGCCGATGGCGTCGTTCACAAACATGTTCAGCGTCTTCTGACTTTTGGGCAATTTCTGTCCAAGCGTGATGCAGCGGCTGGCGAATTCATGCAGTTCGGTTCCCTTCAGAGTCGCCATAAAATTCTTGTAGCTGTCGGCCAGCTTATCAGCGTCATAATTGATCCAATGATACTTGCTTGCGCTCAGGAACGCATGGCTTCCCTCAAGGTCTGAATGCCTGTTCCAGTTCATGCAGAACTTCCTCCTTGTTCTCGGGAAATATAAATCTCGAAAAGGACATGTCGTTCATCCGTTTCACGTAATACTTCTGATTGGGCTGTCGATGCGCGTTCGCGTTTGCTTTGCACTCCAGCGTCGCCCAATGCTTTCCCCAGAGAACCAGAAGGTCCGGAATGCCCTGAATATGTCCGGAGTCCAGCTTCGTGACGATGCAGCCCTTGAACAGCGTCTTCAGTTCCCGAATCAACGCTCTCTGAAAGTCGCGTTCCAATTTGCTCGCTTTCACGAAACCGCTCCCTTCATAGCATAAAAGAAGAGAGTAAGCGCATATTGTCTTCTCTCTTCATAAAAGGGCATGTTTTTCACGCGGACAAAAGAAAAGCCTGCGAAGCGAATTCGCAGGCGATGGGGAAGGAATTACAGCATGGGATCCGTTGGGTCGATTAAATATAATGCGCAGTATTTCTTGCAGAAGGGGTAATTCTCGCAGCAATTTGTCAGGCAGTCCGCTCCTGGCGGATCCGCCCCGATATAGTCAAAATATACTGCGCGGCTCATCCGCTGTCCGCACTCTGGGCAATACCACAATCGCTCCTTCGGATTCCATTTCATTTCGGAAGAACAAATATCGCAAAGTACGCTTTCTCCATTTTCGTCATAGGCAGAGTTAGCCCACTCGTCTTTCATGTCCAGTCTATAAATCTTTTCATACTCGTCTCGGTCTCGTGTCATTCGGCCGCCTCCCTTCCAACCCTGACAAAGCTCATACCACTTCTATTTTATCACATTTTTACCGGGCAGGGGAGGGCTTGAAAATATAAGATTGGTCTTATCACATCTTCCTCTCTTTTTATCGTTGCTGAGTCCTGAATCGTCCGTTTTGAGGCTTGTGGCCAAATGCCCACTTTTTCTCCTATACTCTCTATAATTATTTATTTTTTAACTTTTTATAGAAAGGTATGAAAAAAAGTGGGCAAATGGGCAGAAACGCTGTTTTTCGCCCCAAAACCCTCGAAAAGTGAACTTATGTGGCCTTATGTGAGGTTATTTCATCGATTTTTCTGCCCACTTTCATCCTGCAAAAGTGGGCTTTTGCCCACTTTTTCTGGCCACAGCCCACTTTTTTCTCAGAAGTTTTTCTTCAAAACCCAAACAAAAGTGGGCAAATGGCCATTTTTCAAAACAAAAGTGGGCAGAGATTTTCATACGTCCTCACTCGTCCTGTGCTGCGATTTCTCACTTTCAAAGCCGTCGGGATAGCGTGCTGCCAGCTTATCGAGATTCATCTGCATCACCTTTTCCAGCGAATATCCAAGCGCATCCGCAACCAGCGCCAGATACCACATCACGTCGCCCAGCTCTTTCGCCAGATGTTCACGGTCCAGCACATGGCCCTGAAACAGATGCTTCTTGAAAATATCAATCGCTTCGCCCGCCTCGCCGTTCAGGCCCATCAGCCCGTGCAAAATCCGCAGCGAGTTATTATCGGCCTTCATCCAGGGCAGGGGACTCTCCGTGCGCAGCGCAGCCTTTTGGTACTTGTTAGGGGTCATCTTTTTTTCATCCTTTCTTCTCATAATACCGAAAAATGTTCCACGTCTCCTATCGTAATTACCCGGTCAATCCCGGCGTTTTTAATCATCCGCCTGCAAATCAGACAGGGATGCACCTGATCTTGCGAAAGCCGCTCGCCCTTTTCAAATCCTGCCAAATATAATGTGCTTCCCATCATGTCCCGCCTGGAAGCGGACAGAATTGCGTTCTGCTCAGCGTGTACGGCCACACATTTTTCATACTGCTCTCCATGAGGAATGCCGTTCGCTTCCCGGAAGCAGTAGCCCGTATCGCAGCAGTTTTTCTCGCCGCGGGCAGCGCCGTTGTAGCCGGTGGCAATGATCTCGTCGTTCTTCACAATGACCGCGCCATATTGCCTGCGGATGCAGGTGCTCCGCCTGGCCACCATCGCCGCAATGTCCAGATAGTAAGCGTCCTTACTCGGCCTCTTGTTTTTCATAAAGCACCACGCATCCTTTCTCCAAGCTCTCAGGCACATTGATCAGTCGCTGGTTCGCGCTGCCGCGCCAGTCCAGCTCCATGCTCGCCATGTCCTGTTCAAACCTACCGTCCACCAATACGTCGATGCGCTTCAGAAGCTCCTTACGGTTGTCCTCCCACTCCCTGATCTGCTCAAAGGTGTAGCCCGTGTAGCACCATACGCTCAATCCCTTCGCCTTGGCAAACTGTGCCAGCTCCAGCGCCGCCATGGGTTGCAGAAACGGTTCGCCGCCGCTGAGCGTAATGCCGGAAAGCAGTGAGTCGCTGACCATCAGTTTTTTAATGAATTCCGTATCCATTTTCTCACCGCCATACATTGGCCAGGAGCCTGGATTCTGACAGCCCTTGCAGTGGTGCAAACACCCCTGAAAAAATATTGCCAGCCGCACGCCCGGCCCATCCACATAGCTGTTCGCTTCAAGGCCGTAAACACGAAAAATCATTATCTTTTTCTCCTTTCTTTTCCGAAAAAGAAGAGGGCAAGCATTCTCCGCAAGCCCTCAAATATCATTTTTCTCTGTTCGCCAGTACGTCGCAGGCGTTCTTACACGTCAGCACCAGCCAGTAACCGACGATGACGGACCACGCCGATCTGCCCAAAAACAACAAAACGGCCACCCCGGCCGCAATTAGCATCAGAAAATATACGCATAGCTGCGACGCTTTTTGCCAGAAGCTCATGCGCTTGCCTGCTCTTTCACAGGCTTTTCGCCATAGATGATCTTCTCATAAGCCTCAATCGCTTCCATGTAGTTGTCGTAATTTCCCTCGAATGCCCCGTTGATATGCAGCGTGTAATAGCCGCGAGGGTCGCGCTTGATTTCAGACTCCATGCTTCACCCTGTCCCTTTCTTCCGCCTGCTTGGCGTTGTTCCATCTGTCCAGCGTGCCCACCAGATAACCGGTAATGCGGCGCACCCGTTCAAACGGCTTGCCCTCTATATGATAGGTCAGCTCAACGTGCTCCTTATCGATCACGTTAATGTCCATTCCTTTCAGCTCACTGCCGTACTTTTCCAGCCCACGCTTCTGATAAGCAGCGATTTCTTTTTCGCTCATCGGCCAGCCGATTACGTTAATCAGCATGAGAAATATCTCCTTTCTGCTCTGTGTCCTCATCCGGATTCCACGAATCCTCCGAATCGATGCGGTCAATAGTCTCGCTTTCAGTAAAGCGGTGCCGTCTACCGCATTTGGGGCAAATATCCCCGATAATGCCGTTGTAGCCGCACACAGGGTCTCGATCCACCGGATGGTTGATGCTGCCATAACCGATACCGCATTCCTTCATATGGCGAATGATTTTTTCAAACGCCTCCAGATTCTTGCTGGCGTCTCCGTCCATCTCCACATAGGAAATGTGCCCCGCATTGGTCAGGGCATGGTACGGCGCTTCGATTTCTATTTTTTTCGCAGCAGTGATGGGAAAATATACCGGAACATGGAATGAGTTCGTGTAATACTCCCGATCGGTCACGCCCTCAATCTCGCCGTAGAATTCCCGATCCAGTTTCACAAACCGGCCGGACAGACCCTCGGCGGGCGTCGCCAGGCACGTCACGTTCAGGGATAGGTACTCGCTCTGGCAATCGCAGTAGTTGCGAATGTAATGAACAATTTCCAACCCCAGCTTCTGCGCCTCTTCGCTTTCGCCATGATGCTTGCCAGTCAATGCTTTAAGGGCTTCCGCCAATCCAATAAAGCCGATAGAGAGTGTGCCGTGGCGCAGCACCTCAAGCACCGGATCGTCCGGTTGCAGCTTTTCCGAATCCAGCCACACCCCTTCGCCCATCAGGAAGGGGAAATTGCGCGCACGCCGGGCGGCCTGCACTTCAAAACGCTCCAGCAGCTGCTTCATTACATAAGTCAGCATGTCGTTGAGGTGCATGAAAAATACCCGCGTGTCCCCATGGGATTCAATCGCCAGCCGCGGCAGATTGATGCTGGTGAAAGAAAGGTTTCCTCTGCCTGGCGCAATCTCCGGCCCGCATACATTGCCCATCACCCGCGTGCGGCAGCCCATGTAGGCCACCTCGGTTTCCGGGTGTCCGGGCTTATAGTATTGCAGATTGAAGGGCGCATCCAGAAAGCTGAAATTGGGAAACAGCCGCTTGGCGGAAACCCGCATGGCCAGCCGGAACAGATCGTAATTGGGGTCGCCCGGATTATAGTTCACGCCTTCCTTTACCCGAAAAATCTGAATGGGGAAGATCGGCGTTTCTCCGTTGCCTAGCCCCGCCTCCGTGGCCAGCAAAAGCTGCTTCATGGCCAGCCGCCCTTCCCAGGAGGTGTCCATGCCATAGTTGATGCTGCTGAAGGGCACCTGCGCACCGGCCCGGCTGTGCATGGTGTTCAGGTTGTGAATCAGGCCTTCCATGGCCTGATAGGTGTCGCGAACGGTCTTTCGCATGGCGTATTCCTCTCGCCATCTCAGGTCAGTATCGTACTTCATCTCCGCGTTGTTGATGAGTTCCGACTGAATATCGAAAGCCTCACGCAGGTACTTGTTGTACGTCAGCCGCACGCCATCCGCCATGGCATAATCGAAATCTACAATGCTCTGGCCTCCGTGCTGATCGTTCTGGTTGCTCTGGATAGCGATTGCCGCCAGAGCGGCATAGCTTCCAATGCTCTTCGGCTCCCGCAGATGCCCGTGCCCGGTGTTGAAGCCGCCCTTAAAGAGCTTTCTCAGCTCGATCTGCGTGCAGGTGGTAGTCCAGCCGTAGAAGTCCAGATCATGAATATGAATCCAGCCCTTGCGGTGCAGATTGGCGATTTCCGGATCCACCATGGTTTCCAGATAATATTCCTTGGCGGTGTTGGCGCCCTGCTGGAGCATCGCGCCCATGGGGGTATCGCCATTGATGTTGCCGTTTTCCCGTTTGAGGTTGCAATTTCTCGCGTCAGAGCGGTTGATCTCATCGCAAATCTTCATCACCGTCTGACCAAAGTTGAGTTCGTTCATCTTTTCGTTCCCTCGATCCTCCGTCTTACAGGAATTTTGCTGCCCAGATCAGAGCCAGCGCCAGAATAGCCGTAGGAATCCACGTGGGAGCAAGCACCCAGAGCCACGACCATTCAATCACGCCAACCAGCTTGAGAACAATAAAAATAACTGTCAGTGTGCTGCACAGACCCAATCCTCCGCCGGCGCAGTTATGCTTGTTCATGCTCCGTTTCCTCCTTATCCAGCTTTTCCTTGATCTGCCCCAGAATGCCCTCCACCAGGTTCTTCGTCTTTGGGTGCAGGATCATGCTAGGAACGTGCTTTTCGTACCACGAGAAGATTTCCCGCAGGTTGCCGCTTTTGAAGGAGAAACTCCACCAGTCCGCGATCATTTCATAGACGTACTCCGGCGGCATTTCCAGCGCCTCCATCGGCTCGTCGTCATGAATCAACACCCAGTGCTGCCAGTGATGGGGATTGCGGTGAATATGCTTGAGCCAAGCCTTATGAAAGTCTCGCACCACGCGGGCGGAACGGTTACCGCCGTAAAAATAATCGTCGTAAGCACGGTATTCGTCTCTTTTTGTTTTAGACATATCGTGCATCCGCACTAGATTCTCGATTTCCATCCCATATACCGGACTGACCGGAAGGTTGTCCCACATCCAGACCCACGCTTTGCCTACGTTGGTCACATGCCCCTTCAGGTAATCGTCATACAGCTGGCTCATCCCTGACTGCCTCCTTCCGCAGCCTCTTCGTGGCACCATTCCTTAAAGATGTCGTAGTATGCGCCGCGGTTGCCGCTGAGCTTCTTGCAGATTGCCATGGCCAGCCCCTTTTCCTTATCAAAGGGTTCGCCGTTCTGGGCCTTCACCACGGTTTTCGAGCCGTCCAGCCAGAATACGATGGTTGCGGGCGCGTTGAAAATAACGCGCTTGATCACCACGATGCAGTCGAAGCAAATACCGTAACTGAAGTTGAGACTTTTCTTGAACTCCTGCAAAATATCGCTCCTATTCATGGACTCATTCATCTTTTTTCTCCTCCACTTTCTGTTTTACCGTCGTCAGCAGCTTGAAAATATCCTCCGCCTGCTGCCCTTGAAAGGCGTTCACAATCGTAATTGCCTTGCCGTCCTTCTTGCCCACAATGCACAGCCGGTTGTCCGGCCCGTGGGTCAGATCAAAGCTCACCATCAGCACCTCAGTCGGCGCTACCGGAATCTGCTGCATATCGCTTCCTCCTTATAGCTTATTCAGCTCCATAAACTTCTCCAGTGCCATGCGCTTAGGGTAGGCGATCGTGTTCACCCGAATCTCAGGAATGCACAGCTCACTGTCCGACATCGTTGGAATGCTGATCCACACATCAATGTCTTTAATGCCCTCCGTGTTCGGAATCAGCTCTTCAGCCCGGTCGATCAATTCCTGACCCATCAGTTTCAGCATCTCAATAGCCATTTCCCGGTATTTCATTTCGCTCACCCCTTATCCAAGCGTCATGGTCACGTTCTTACCCGCCTTGTCTGCCATGCTCGACGCAATCGACTGGTAAATTTTGCCCACGTTGTCCAGATTGCGCTGGTAGTCGCTCATCAGCCCGTCCAGCTTCCCGTCGAACCGCTCAAGGAGCATTTCCTTCGCCTTTTCCGTGGCGTCCTCCATGATCTGGTTGCCGTCCACCTTAGCCGCTTCCCTGGCGATAGCGTCGGATACGCTCTTGCTCAGCTTGCCGTAGCTTTCCTTGACCGCATCGCGAACGCATTTCTGCGTCTGCCGGGCCAAATCGTCCTCCACACAGCGCACCGCATGGTTCACTACTCGTCCAACCTCATGGGCGGCAGCGTTATTGATTGCCAGATCTACCACGTCGTGCTGAATATCCACCACCGTCAGTTCGGCCACATGATCGCAGGCTTTGCTCACAAGCCGCACAGTCCTGCGCAGCTCATGGTGACAATATACTGCTGCCAACACGGATACGCCGGAAAGCACCAGCAGACCAATTCGCTCCATACGGTGGAGCTTGCGCTCAAATTCTTCCTCACGGGAAACAGTGCGATTATCCATATCCTTATGCTCCTTTACCATTTAATGAATCGACTTTCGTTGAACGTCTTCTTGTCCTTCAAAGCCCGGCTGATGGCCAGATCAATGCCGCTGCGGCTTTTCAGGTGATAATAGTAAAGGTCATGGAACGGCGTGTTCAGCCGGTCGATCCGGCCGCTTGCCTGCACCATGACCTTGTAGGAATAGTTCTGAGAATAAAAGAGGATAGTATCCGTTTCGATGCAGTTCCACCCCTCCGAGCCCGCGCCATAGTTCACAAAATACACCCAGCGATTAGTCTTGGGAATAGGCTCATGCTTGTGTCCGTTCCATTCCGCCATAGCCGTTCCCGCCTCCCAGCCCAGTGATTTCAGAATTTCCAGCTCATAATCAAAGCTGTAAAATATAATCATCCTCGGGTGCTTCTCGGCGATTTCCAGCGCCATTCTCTGACGGCTTTCATCCTGGTTGACGGCTCGTCGTAAGCAATAGCACAGCCCGCCTGCGTTCTCAATCGGCTCATTCTTCCAAATATCCCAACGTGAGCGCATCAGATCTTTGTACAGCGAAATATCATACTGCACATACACATCCTCATGATGCGCCTGCGTGGGGCGCTTGAAGTCCATGTCAATCAGGATGGAATCCCGCAGTCTTTCCAAACGTCCCTCGCCCAGATACCTCTCGATTTTGGGAAACTTCGCCGCATGAGAATATACGATGTGCTCCCGTGCAAACTGGGTACGGTTCTTGTAAAAGCCGTTGGCGATGAATAGCGGAATATAATCGCTCCAGTTATCGCCCGGCGTGGCCGACAGAAGAATCCATCTGTTCCGCCTGGCAATTCTCAGGAAGCTCTTTACCCATACGCCGCTGCCCACCACGCGCTGCTCGTCAAATATAAAGAAGGCGTTCTCCGCTTCCGTATATTTGTGCACGTTGTTCCAGCTGTCTACTATCACTCTGTTGCCGTATAGGTTGGTCTCCTTTGTAGTAGAAAGCAGAAATGGCGCCAGCTCCTTTTCCCATTCGAAGGTGTCGCGCTTGCGGGCGGTGGTGATGATGTAAAGATCCATCGGCGGATCATCCATGGGAATATAATCCTCGCCCTGGAGACAGGCGATTTCGCCGCCGTTTTCCAGATAGTAGTAGCTGATCGCAGTCAGGCTTTTTCCGCTGCCAACGCCACCGCACACAACGCAGCCGTTTTTCATCCGCTGGATAGCCTCCAACTGATGCGAATAGAGATTGATTCTTGCCAACGCTATCCCTGCTTCCTTCATCCGTTTCTTAAAACGGATCGTCCTCGTAGTCCTCCCGGCGACGGCGATACCGCTCCGCATAGGGGTCGTCATCCAGATCCTGCTCCACGTACATCGTGCGAATATACAGGCTCAACTGATGATTCACCGGGTCGTACTCATACGGGTTCAAAATCACGTTCACGTTTTTCACCCGCATGTGGTCGATACATGCAACGCTTTCCTCATCCAGCAGCACAGGCTCGCTGTCGCCGCTTACCAAATATACCTTCGGCGGGTACTTCACCGGCGCGCCGCTGCGCGTCCTGTACATCAGCACGCCCGTCACAAAGTATTCAGGAACGAAGCTCTGCGGATCGTCGTCCGGGCGCGGTCTGGTTTCGCGCACCTTAAAGCCCGCCTTAATCAGATCCCGCGCTTGCTCCGGGTCGGGGATCACGATGCTCGCCTTGCGCCGCACGTCGTTGAAGCGGTCATTGGCGGGGTCGCCGGAAAAGTTGGTCTGGAAGATGAATCGGGTGTTGTCCACAGCAATGGTCTTTCCAATCATAGGTCATTACTCCTTTACAAATATCTTGCTTTCTCCATTGTCGTCGGTGATAGTGACAATAGAACCTGGCGTGAACCAGCATTTCTGCGAGGCCCAGGTCAGGTTCAAAGTCGTCATGGGTTAAATTTCGAGCAGATAGCTTCGATTCCCGCTCTCTACCAGGAAGAATCGGTTACACTCCGTCATGCGCATCTCCTTCCGGCGGCACATCGTATGGGTCATCCGACTGAAACCATTCGAAATCGCCATACTTGGAAATGGTCTCGATGGCGTCGTCCACCAGCTTGTTGTAATAGCTTCGGTCAATATCAGCTTCGCGATGAAGCGCCGCAACCATTTCGCTTTCCATCCAACGGAAGCCCTTGCTGCCCGTTGCCGCGACGTATTTACCGCCCGCTTCCCGCAGCAGCACGCCGCCTCCGCTTCCGGCATTTACCGGCGTGAATTCACCCACGCGCCCCACAAAGCGGTAGTCGTGTCCGGCGGCAATCTGCTCATCCAGCGTGCGCAAATATCTTTCGTCCTGAATCGGCAGTCCCTCTTCGCCAGAAGCCTTATAGTCGATCCAGTCCTCCAGGTTCATGTTCAGCTCCTTCAGCTTCTTTTTGAGCATTTCTTCTTCATTGCTCACATCGGGCAGTGCTTCGTTCATGTCCAGATACAGCGCACCGCTTACCGAGAAGGTCTCACACATGTCCTTAAATTCAAGCGGTTCACGGCTGAACAGGGTCTTGAACACATAGGGCACTGCAAACTGTTTGCCTGTGGCCGTCCATTTGCCATTGTCCTTTCCGCCTTTATATCTGGCAATGTACACGGCGTCGTTCACCAGGCACATCTTGTCGTAAGTAGCCTCGTGCTCAAAGGTGTAGCCATAGCGCTTGCCGTAGTCCATTACAAAAGCGATGATGTCTGGGTCTGCGTCTGGAATCTTGATGGAGTCCGTCTTGATATGCGCCACGGCGAAGCCCCGTTTTTGCACCTCGTGCTTCAGGTTTACCATGAACAGCGCGCCGCGTTTGGCTACGATGTTATCGCGATTGCGCGGATCGCGGAAGGCGTTCTCGAAAGCTGCGCTGGTCAAACCGTATACAGAATTGATAGCCGTCTTCAAAGCGTTCGCCAGCTGCTTCGACGTCATTTCGCCGCCAACGACCTTCTGCACATAAGGAGCCAGCTTGCCGTCCAGAATATGATTTACCTCGTCCCACGCCTCGTGTTTTATGCTCACGCGGCCGTCCACGATTTCCTTAAAGCGGCGGGTGAACGTGGGGCCAAACAGGCATTCCGCAATCACGCTGTGCGGATGCATGGATGCAATATCCAGCAGCGCCACGTTTCCGTACATTCCCGGCTCGGCATAGACGTATCCGCCTTCGCCAACTTCTTCACCCTGATAGATGCTTACATAGCCGCGCTTACTCTGACCGGGCATGGGATTTCCATCCTCGTCTGCCCATTCGAAGGCTGGTGCTTTGTCGCCGGGTCCAAAGTAATATCCGGGAAAGTAGGGGAGTAAGCTGTCTTCCTCGCCGTGGAGTTGCGACATCATTTCAGGGCAGGCGTCCTTGAGGAATTTCAGCACTTCCTGCTTCAGCTCGTGCACCGGCTGGCTCAGATCACGGTAGTTGAATTCTGCCTGCGGTCTGCGCACCCGGTCAAATATGATTCGAGTGGTCAGGCTGTTGGTGGTGTCGTTCACCGTCATCCCGGCGATGTCTGCCAGAATCTGCCGCGCCGTCCAGTCTGCCGAAAGGTGATTAAATACCGCTTCCGTGGCAATCACGTCGTTGTCGCAGTATTCGGCTACCTTGGGCCACATTTCTTCCGGCACAGGTTTGTCCCATGGCAATCCAAGCTCCTGATGATGAATGCCCAGCTCAATTTCAAATTTCTTCAGGCTCTTCTTATTGCTGGCTGATGCGAAATCGTACACATCCGTGTAGCTGACGTTATACGCTTCCCCAAAGAAAGCGTCGCTGCGCTTGCCTCCGGATATAATCCGCTGGCTCAGGTTGTAGAGCTGCATGTTACTGTAGCCCATCAGTCGTCCCCAGAGAATATGATTATCATACCGGCGGCAGTTGAAGCCGATCAGGCGGTAGCGCATCAGCTCTTCCACCTCGGCAGGCGTGGGGTTAATCATCCGAACAACCTTTTTGCCCTCGCCCTGGAGCTTCCAGTTGATAAGGAAGAGGTTGGGAAACACCTCCACATCGTAAAACACGATCGGTGCTTCGCTTGGGGCTTCAGCCTCCGCTTCCTTGTCTTTGGAGCGGAACTGCATCTTGCCCACCAGCTTCAAGCAATAATCGGCCTGATGGGTGCTTCGCGCTGCAAAGGCGTATACGGCGTTTCGCATGTCGCTCACGTCGTAGCTCAGCTTTTCATCGTGATACGCATCCTCCAAAATCTTATAGATAAAGTCAATGCTCGGCTTGGTGCCGGGATGAATTTCCTTGTCCAGATTCCTTTTAATCAGCGCCCGCAATCCCTTTTCGCTTTGCACAGAATCAAAGTTTACCGTTTTCTTCGCCTCCTTCAGCGGCAGTCCATGGGTAAGGGTAGCGATAGGTAAGTCGTTACACAGAGAGAGTTTTCTGCGCAGGCTGGAATTACCGTTGAACACCTTCACCTCAATGTGGTCGGCATAGATGCGGCTTAGCTGCGTCACGTCGCCCTGGTAAATATAATGCAGATGAATGGCCTTACCGCTCTTGCTCACCTCCGCATACGTTGGCGGCCATTTGGACGCCTCCTCCAGATTGCGCTCAAAGCTCTTTTCACCGTCCGCACCCAAAATATCAAAATCGATTACGATCAGGTTCAGCGGCGTTTTCACATAATGCGGCTTTGAGGTGTCCAGATCGGCAAGGGTTGTCTGCACGTTCTCCCACTTCCGTGAAGGCGTTCCATTGTCATTGGCATACTGCGCCTGGCAGGAAGCATATTCTCTGTCAAAGCGGCTGGGCTGCGCTTTCAAATCGAGCGCCGGTTTAGGCGTATCATCGGTTTTCTCCTGCTTTTCTTCTTCAAATTTCTCCTTTCGAAACCCCCGATAATAGCTTCTCACCCGCGTACCATCGGAGAGAATTTCTCGCTCACTGTACTCCCGGAAGTAGTTTTTCAGCTCTTCCTTGAATGCACGCTGGGTGTAGGGATAGCCTACCTTCGCATCCTCGCAGTAGGTTTTGTACATCGTCCATGCGGCCTTGAGCGTAGTCTCGTCGCTTTTGTTAAACACGGCCCAGCTGTCCAGCACGAAATTATAGAAGTCATTGGATGCGCTGAGCATGGAGAGCGGCACGTAGTCGTCATAAGCGTCCGGCTCTTGTAGATATACATCCATGCAGTGCTTGGCAATGGCGCCCAACTCGAAGGTGATCTGCTTCATGAGCTGCCTGTATTCCCCGGGGCGAATTTTTTCTCCCGTAGGCGATACGTCGATCAGTCGCCTGAGCAGGCCGCTCTTTGCGTCCGTAATCTTCACAGGGCGGTTTGTGCCCATGAATAGAAAGCACTTGAAATTGTTCTCATACATCTTGGAGAACTTCTCATTCACGCTCATTCGCTCATGGGAGACCAGGCTGTTCAGCCGCGTGTTGTCCTCGATCCGGCTCAAATCGCCGTCGTGCTCAATGGCCACCAGCGGGTTCTTCTTGAAGGGTTCCAGCGCGAAAGCATTGTTGCTTTGCCCTAAATCCTTCGATACAAACGAAGCCGTATAGCCCTCAAACAGATGCTCGATGATGCCGATGATGGTGGACTTGCCAGTTCCTGCCGCGCCATAAAAAACCATGAACTTTTGCAGTCTGCGGCTGTCTCCGGATACGATGCTGCCGATAGCCCATTCGATTTTCTTGCGCTCGGCCGGAGAATATAACACGCTCACCAGCCGGTCCCATGCGCTTACGTCGCCCTCCTCCAGCGGATAGGGCAGGCGTTTGGAGGCATAGTCCTGGCGATTGGTGGGCGTGTTCTGAAAGATCAGCTTTTCATCCAGCATGTGGAAGGAATCGCGCATCTGCCGCTGACAGTATTTGTGCCAAACGTCGATCATGCCGCTTTCCGCATCCCACAAATGCAGCACCTTATAGCCGTTCTCAAAGCGCGAAGCATTCTCCTTGGCGTACTTATCCAGCTCTCCATCGATGATATCCACCGCATCCTGCTCGCTGGTAGACCACAGACCCTTTTCCTCTACCCAAATGGCGTAAAAATCTCCGCCGCGAATCATCAAATGTTGGCTGGGATTCCTGATGATAAACTTAGGATAGATTTCGGTCGTCCCGCGCTTGGTCTGGCGGGTAGAAATCATCAGAAAGTCGATCATTGTTTATCCCGCCATTTCGTCTTTTTCTCGAATCTGCCGCTCGACGTTTTCCAGCCTGAGTTGCTCCTCGGCAACTACGCCAGCCAATAGACCGACGCAGCAGAACAGCAGGAATATAGAACCTCTGCAATCCTTCAGACGGCGATTCATCTGCCGTAGCGCCTTCTCATGCTGCTCCCTGGTCACATACAGCTCGCTCAGGTTGACGAATGCAATTTTTCGAAAATCAGTCATCGCTTTCTCGGCCCCCTTCATAAAGGTTCTCATTCAGGTACCACATCATCTGATACCAGATTTCTGCATCGCGCATATCGTGTTCCGCGTCGCTAATGGTAAACAGCCCGCCAAGACCGGAGGGCAAATACTCCCTCCTCATGAACCTGTCTAAAATATCTGCCGCCGCAATCTTGTCGAAGTGAGCGTCGTCCATATCCTTAAGTCCCAGGCTTTCGACCATTTCAAAGAACCATTTGGCTGTTCGATCGCCCAGCCCCGGATCGTCGGTAATGTGCTCCTCACAGCGCTGAGAGAGTGCTACCATCACCTCCAACACACTGCACGACTTTCCCATTAAGGCTTCTTCCACCAGCGCCGCATCGTAATGGGATTCATAGGTGAACCGATAACGAAGATCGATTCCATCATCCGCCCGGTTCCCGTCCATCTCCAAAATATAAATAAATTCCGTCTCGTGAAGCAGACGGAAGAGCTTTCTAAAGGACTTTTTCCTTGCGTATTTTCCGCTGCACACAAGATGGATCATCCACTCGAAATATGCGTCCTCAATTCTGTCCAGCTCTTCCTGCTCTACCCCTCCTTGGATCCTCAAATCATATCACCTCAAGTATTGACCAGATACGGCTTCTCCCGGAGCACATCCGCATAGCTTCTCGGATCGGCCAGAATCTCATAGTCCGCCTTCAGCCGGTCATTGCGTACAAATACGCTGTCAGGTTCATAGTCGCCAAAGTGATTCAGGCTGTCCTTGCCGATGGTCTCCTCGATTTCGTCATCGCTCATGGCGTGATCGCTGTCGTCCGTAACTGTACCGTCGGCATAGTAGGTCAAGCTGATCTCGTCATAACCATCCTCCGTGCCAAAATCATCCGGTGAAATCACGCACGGAGCCTGAATCGGTGCAGGCTTTTTTTCTTCGGTATAGCCCAGCTTCGCGGTATACTGGCTGTATGCAGTCCGTTCCTTTTCGGTAGGCTTTTGGGACTTTTCTTCCGGCAGCGGATGTTCCTTGCGGAATGCGGCCTTCACCGAATCGATTTCGTCCTGCACCAGCTGCTCGTATTTATCCTTCATCAGTTTGTTGGCGGCCAGGAATCCAGCGGCGCCGCCCGCCATGAAAAATATAACTCCAATAACACCCTTGTTCATTACTTCATTTTCCTCGCTTTCTACAATTTAACGCACGCCCTGCGCTTTTTTAACTTTTCGCATTTTCAGCCCGTCTTCTGCGGCCATCCTCCCCACCAAGAATAATATCGTTCTGCTCCTGGCTTGTGAATTTCTTCAGGCATTGACGGTAATATGCGTCACTTGTCCGCCCGTCGTACAGGCCTTTGTCGTAGGCAGAGCATTCCCTGCGGCGCTGCTCGTTTTGCTGATAATCGGAAATCTGACGACGCAGCCCGTCGTTTTCCCGAAGAATATGGCTGTTATCGGTTTTCTGCTTTTTCTGGTTCTCCAATAAAAACAGCACCAGCATTGAAAGGGCTGTGATAACGAACGTCAGAATAATTGCTCCGATCATAATAAACGCGCCGCAGGGCGCTCCCTCCTTTTAGTTTTTAATTGTCAGAACAGTTACAGCCAGCCCGCCAAACAGTGCGGATGCGCTCAGCAGAATGCCGCCGACAATATGGCGTTTGCGGCTGGTATCCAGCAGATTGTCCAGGGAAAATATAAAAGCGTCCAAATACTCCATTCGATCAACCCTTCTTCATTTTCTTCGGTTTGGTCAGCACGGCCACGCCGCCGATCAGGCAAACGCTGGCCATCGCCGCGAGCATTACGCAGGTCGCGGTCTTCAAAGCGGTATCCATGCCTACACATCCTTTCCCCAAATATAAAAGAAAAGGGGCCTATCCCTTACTCGGTGATAAGCCCCTTCTCCTGCGCATGTTCCAGAATCACGCCGTCCACGTTGAAGTCCAGCAGGAACACCTTTTCGTAGTCCCCGGGCTTGTCGCTACGCTTGCGATAGACTTCCTGAATGCCGAAATCCACGTAATTGTCGCCGTGATCGTCCTTGTTCTTATCGTACACCCAGCCGACGGACTGCCCGGCCAAGCTCTTGTCGATGCCCAGCATCTCGTAGACCTCGTTCAGGAACAGGAAGTTGTTTGACCGCAGCATGTGATTGGCCAGCTCCTGCTGCGCCTTGAGGAAGAACAGGTTGTAGTCAGCGTTCGGTTCCGCCGCACGCGCCTCGCCATAGGCAAAATATCGCGCATAGTCGGACAGACCAGGTCCCAGAACGGTCACATTCTTCTTGACCTTCTTTTCTTTCCCGTTCTCATCCGTTTCCACAACCTCAATCTTTTCCTGATGTCCGTCGAAGCGCAGCTCGCGGTCTACATCCTCGCCAAAGCGCTGAATGACCCGGCCGCGATACTGCTTAAAGCCCGCATCAACCGCCGCATAAGCCGCCGCCAGCGCCATATTGCGCTTGCGCAGAATGTTGTTGCTGGTCAGAATGCCGGTAACGGACAGCGCGCCCACCGCTACCGAAGGCCCATAGAGCTTCACGAATTCCACGCTGGTCTTCATATAGACCTTCGTAAGATCATGCTTTTCGGCCCGTTCGTCCTTAACCCGCTCATACTTCTTATGAACGGCTTCGGCGTCCTGCTTGTGCTTTTCCAGCACCGGATCCAGCCTGCGCGTTGCCTTGCACGCCATCACCGTGCTGCCGATCATTCCACCAATGCCCGTGAATACCAGGATTTCTGGGCTGTGTTTTTTCAGGGTCAACTTCGCCCCGTTCAAAAAGGGCCTCACATCGAATTTCATTTCTTTTCCTCCTTATCGAATGCTGCTTAACGTGCTCGCCGCCAGCTTGCGCATTTCTTCGTCGCGCTTTTCCACGATGCCGATCAACCGGTTCAGATACCACCGGGCTTTTTTCAAATCTTCCAGCCCATTCTTGTTCTTCCAGCGGCACATGTATTTGAGCACATTGCCCGTGTTCGTAGCCTCGCCGCCTACCAACCCCTCGGTAAAGGCTTCAATTACATCGATGGTCTCCAAGCCGCTCTTGCTCTGGTAATGCTGCGGGTGATTTACATTGTCCGCAGGCTCCATATTGCCAGTTTCACTGCTGAGTTGCATCCACTGAGCGTGAGCCTTATTCACGTTTTCGAAAATCGTCCTATTGCCAATGCCTTCCATAACGTTGGCTTCAGAACTCGCGTCCATAAATATGATACCTTCTTTCTGTCGTTCTGCGCAGGCGGCAATGATTCCAGAACCACCGTGCACGCCATTTCAGGCGGCTTTTCTTGCTTGAGAAACCGCAGTGATTGCAGTGAAAGAAATACTCTCTGGCCTTCCAGCCTTTGAGCTGAGGCTCGCCGTGCAGAACCATCCAGGGCGCTATGCTCCGCCAGCCGCACCAGGGACACGGCTTCAGCTTCTTTGTCTCGTCTTTCATAGGCTCGTTGCCCTCGGCAGGCTGATAATATAACCGTCGCGCACGTGCTCCACATGAGCGTTCCGCAGGTCAGTCCAGCCATACTTATTGTCGGTATACTGGCAGCTGATTCCCGCCATGTCAAACAAATCGGCCACGCTCACCACATCAAAGCGCTCCAGCAGCTCCTCCATGCGATACAGCACTTCTTCTGCATCGCCACGGGTCTCGAAGACAATATCATCATAGCTGTACTGCGCCTGCGCTCTGGGTCGATTATAGCTGGGCCGGTCATCCCGATCCTGATAATACTGGCGATAGGCCACCTTTGCGCCGGGGCTTCCGCTCTTTCCACGGCTCGGTTCACCCAAGAGCATGTTGACGCCGTTGCACACAATATCACTGATCGCCCGTTTGATGGAAGGCACCAGCACATCCATCAAAATATAGCTCTTCACGCTCTCCACATCGCCGGGAACAAAGATGCTTCCGGCTTTCGCAAGCCCGCTCTTTTTGCGCTGCTTCACGTTGCCTGTCACCACTTTTTCCGTTCGCTTTTCCGGCATCGGCTCGTGCAGCTCCTGTTCTTTGGAGCGATGGGAGTTAGGTTTGTAATCTTCCGCCATGAGAAATATCCTCCTTTTCGCTTTGCAAACTGTATCTGTGCCTTACACTGCACGGAAACGGCGGCGCTTGCCAATGCCCATCTGAGCATTATAGCCATCCTTGGCAAGCCTTCCGCTGGTCACACGCCGCCACAGCGGCTGACACTGCTTCTGGATTTTCGAAAGCATCTTGCGCCCCTGACTGGTGCGCTGCAAATTCTGCTCCTGCGTATGAGACATACCCAGACACAGCACCTTATTTACGTGAGGAACGCCCATGGCCTTCAGCCGGGCTTTGGCAATCGCACGAATGGATGAACGCATACTCATTTATCATTTCTCCTTTCAACTTCGACTTTTTCGTCGCTCGAATAGTAAAAAGAAAAAGAGAAGGCGCCTTGTTATCAGCGCCTGCTCTTTATCAGGTTTACTCGTCGATCTCGGGAATCTCGTCCAATTCCACGTCGCTCAGATCGATCTCTTCCGCCTCAGCCGTGTTGGCCTTCTTGGTCGCCTTTTTCTGCTGGATCGTGCGCTTAACCTTGCGAACAACCGGAACCATGACGTACTTGGTCAGCAGAGCTGCTCCAACCACGCCCAGTCCGATGATGCCCACGGTCTTGATCACGCTTCCGTTATTGGAAGTTGCTTCCGTCGTCAGGTCCTCAATCGCCTCAGTGTTGATGATTTCGTTCTTTTCGATGTTTTCCATTGTCGTTTTCTCCTTTCGATTTTAGGGTTGTCCCCTCATAAAGCCCCTTGCAAATTTCGCGGAAATCGGGGTCATAACACCAGCCAAAGTCAACACTCGGTGTAGCCGTACTCAGGCGGGTTCATGTGACTTACCACCAAAACCGGCGTGCGGCCGTCCTTGAGCTGGCTGGAAAACCGCAGCTCAATCAATCCCTTGTCGCTTCGCCATCCCAGCTCGTCGCCGACGTCCACCGTAGAGAGACCAATCTCCATGTAGAACTCATTCAGCGAAATATAGGGCTCACTCATGTTGTTCATCTGCCAGTTCAGCTTGTTCGCCGCCCGCTTGAGCGTTTCCACGTCCGAATAGAAATATCGTCCAAACATGGAATCCAGACAAAGAACCGGAGCCACTGCGCCTTCCGTCGTCTGCACTTCGCTTTGAGCCGGGGCAGGAAGCCGCTCCACCCGATCGCGGTCGATAGCGTCCAGAATCGCTTCTTCCTTCTTTTCACCGATGGTTTCTACCACCTTTGAGCGGTAATCCCGCAGGGTGTTCTCAGCCAGGCTGTAAGCCGTCGCCAGAGCAGCATTTCTGCGTCCGTTTACGGCGCTCGCGCCAATGAGACACGCAATCGACACACCGCCGGTTACGCCAGCCGGAATGTAGCACTTCCACGCCGCCTGAACCGTCTGCATGGCAGTCAGCTTTTTATGCTGCTCCTCTTTTTTCTTTTTCTCGATTCGCCGCATCGCTTCCGGCGTTGCGCGAACGGCCAGCACCGTAGTGGTAATCATGCCGCCAATACCCACGCCCGTCAGAATCTCAGGGCTTTTCCGCTTCAAGGTTCTGCCAATGTTGTTGGCAACCCCTTTCCAGTCAATTTTTCGCATCTTCATTTTTCTTCCTTTCAATAGTCCGCAAATATCGCAGAACTTCGCCGCACTCATACTCCATCTTCGCGGCGAACCTATGCGTCTCGAAATGGTCGTCATCCGAATCTCCGAGAATATAATCCAGTTCGGAATACACCTGGCTGACCACCTGAATTGGATCGTCCTCTGATTCACGGATTCTCCGGATCAGCTCACTCAGAAGATATCGCCCGTATACACAGGTCTGAAAATAGGCGTTCCTCTTCGGAAATATCACGAAACTCGAATTGCACCGATACACGTTTCGCCGATATCTTCGCAGCAAGGATATCGCTTCTTCCTGCGTCATGCCCGATCAATCCTCCTCCTTTTCCTGCCCCTTCGGGGGCCTCATCTTCTCGGCAAAAGAAAAGAGCCCTTGTGATCGGGCTCCGTTCTTTTTAGTCCTTGTTCAGTTCGGTCAGCTTCGCCTGAACCGCTTCCTCGATTTTCGCGTCCATCTTCTTGTCCTCAACGATATTGTTCACTACGCTGATCACAATACCGCCTACGGTACACAGAATACCGAGCGCTTTTACCCAGTCAAATTTCTTCATGGCTTTTGCCTCCTTTCCATAATAGACGCAGTTTTTTTCGCGGAATCAATCAACGCCGCAGGTCGGCACCCTGTCTTCTCCGTCGTATTCCGGATCGTCCAGAGAATGTGGCGCAAACGGCGTGTCGATGGAGCACACCGTCAGACCATCGTCCGTGACATAATGTCTGTGATTGAAATCAATCCAGCGATAGCCGTATTGCGTCTCGCCGATATAACAATCCCAGCCGATCACGTCTCCTTCCTCAACGGCATCCAGTCCCAGAAAAGACAGGAACTCGTTCAGCGTCACCTCGCCGCGCAGTACCAAATTGCGGTTAATGTGGTATTCCGCCTGCACGACTTCTTCCATCGTCCGCTCGAAGAATGCCGCTTTCCCACAGCAAGGGAGATAGAAGGTTTGCACCTCGTCCCAAGGTGGGAGATCGTCCTCGATGTCCTGCTTTTCCTGCTCAACCGCTTTTTCGATCATCGCGTCCGTATCTGGTCCCAGAATACTGCAAAACTTTCGACGATAACCTTGATAGGCGCTTTCCAGTGCTGCATAAGAGCTAGCGAGAGACGCCTGCTGCCTGCTGCTAAGCACATTCGCGCCGAAGATACAGATTAAAGAACCTGTTCCGACGGCTACGGTCGGCAGATATTCCTTCCAACACGCCTGTAAGGTCTCAATAGCAGTCAGTTTCGGTAAAATATAACCGGCGTCAGATTTTTCAAGCGCACCTTCGCGCAGCTTGTGAAGAATTTCCTCACCTTTGTCGACCTGGGCGCATTGGATTTTATCCAACGCCTTTGGCGTGGCTTTTATGGCCAACGCCACTGTTGCCACAACACCCCCAGCACCCAAACAGGTAAGGATGGTAGAAGCATTTTTCTTAAGCCAATCTCCTATGGTCATGAAATCACTTCCTTTCAATCAACTTTTGTAGATTTTCGAATGCTTCCTTATCCATAAAACCGATTCTGCGCTTGCACAGATCGTCTGCTACATCAGGCGTAAATATCGCTCGAATGGCATTTTCTCGAAGAATCATGTGCCGTCCCGTCGGATAAGCCCCATGCCATGCAGGCTGCCGAGGATTGATCGTCGGGAAATCCGTTGCTTCCACCAGATCGATGCCCTGCTCCCGTAATTTCTTACATGCGTCGCAGGGCTCGTAATCGCCCATAAGCCAGGTCGATCTCGGCGCTTCCGCGTCTCCCGGCAGCTTTCCGAGCAGCGCGATTTCGTTCTTTTCCTTTCTACACCAGAAACAAATCGGGATGGTCGGGTTTACACCATGTTTCTGTGAAATCTTAATGCTGTTGGTTTGAATCTCCTCCTTGTCATTGGCGGATGCCAGTCGCATTGCATATAAGCTGTTTTGCGATGCCGCGCCCTCTGTCGTTCATTCTCGCGGCTCTGTTTGATAAGCCGCCGAATCCCCAGTCCTTCCTCCCAGGGCGATTCCTCCAACCACCAGGTCGAGAACAGCCCTCCAAAGATCAAACACACTAAGAAAATCATGTTGCATCACCCTTTCCAAATACTCTCTGATAAGCAATGCTCCGGGCTTTGTGACCCGACATTCCGGTCTGCTTCAGAAAACTTACTTGGGCCCAGTAACTGACAACTTTTCTTTTGTTTTCTTCGGACAGATTGGAAGCATGATCTGCGGCTCGATTTTCTCCTTCCATTCGTCCCATGGTGCTTCTGCTTCCGGATGATCTCGGTACCACTGTTTGATCGCTTCCCATTTCACCGCAACCTCCTCTTCAGTGTCGACTGGACCATTTAGTGGGTCGAAATTGATCTTGATGGGGCATTTAAGCTTTTCTTGGCTTGGCGTTGACATGAATTCTCCTCCCATAAATATAAAAGCGAAGTTTCTTCGCTTTTATAGCAACTTCAAAACCCTTGTGTGATTCCATTCGTGCCAATGTAAATCATGCGGTTCGGGGTTTTACGTTCACATGGATCTCGCGTCCCTTTACGCAGGCTTCGATCACATGGTTTTCCGGATTCTGAATCAGATCACCGACCACAGAGCCGCCCTTTTTAGAGAGCATCTTTCGCAGGCCAAACAGCATTCTGAGTTTGCTCTGCTTTTTCTCGGGAATGGCTATATCCGTCGTTTCTTCGGAAATGTCGGCTTCCTCTTCCTCATCCGGCATTTCCGGCTTAGCAGTCTTAACGGTTTTGGTGTTGATTCCGCGCTGAAGCTGTTCGTATTTGCACTCGGCCTCCGCAATGTCATGTCCGGCCTGGAAAGCAATCTTTCCAACCACATACAGCGCCGCCAGCCCAATCGCGCCGCTCAGAACAGTACCCACAAACCCTTTCATGGTGTTTCCTCCTTTTTCTTATCGAACTCAAATGACAAAAAGAAAAAGACTGAGCCTTTGCATCAGCTCAATCTTTCTATCAGTTTAGGACAGCTTCGCTTCAAGCCAGTCGCTAACATAGGTAATCTTCTTCTCCACTTTTTTCTCAAACTTCCTGATCTTCCGGTCAACCACGAATACGTGGAATTCCTTCTGAGCCTTCGTCAGAGCTTTGTCCATGGCGTCCAAAATCTTATCCATTGCTATTCTCCTTTTCATATCGTTTAGTGTCCGCTTCTTCATAATGCGCCTTGTAAAATTCGCGGACTCAAATATCCCTTCGATCGAACACAGTTTCCCATCGCTGCTTTGGAATGGGTTTCATCTTCAAAGCCCACATGATCTGCCGAACCGTCACAGTGGGGTAGATCCCGTTTTCACACGGTCCACTCCGCTCATCGAAGAATCTTTTGAATTCACCGTTCAGATAAATAGCGTCTGTCAGCCACGGATCAATTTCGCTCCAGTAAGTCTTCTTGGATGACGTGTCAAACCGCTGCTGAATCACCGCAAGTCCTTTTTCGCCGATCACGTACAGCGTGCAGCGGCTATAGACAGGGTGATCGCAAATATAAACTTTTCCATACTGATTGGCATATAGCTCCGGCTTTTCAAAGTGATAGCGCATCATGTCCTCCATGCAAAAAGGAAGAGGCCTTGTATTGGCCCCGCCTTTTTAGTTGCCATCATTGAATCAGGATTCCTTCTCGATTGATAATATCTGCGAATTCCACACGCTTCGTAAAGTCCTTCGTTTTCACCGATTCCAGGTATTCCTTATGCAACCCTCTGCGATTATCCACGACGTAGATTGCTACTGGTTCTGGATAGGTATCCCTCATCCAGTTTGCCAATCTTCGTACGTTCAGCACAGAAATTGCATCATCCTCCAGGAATTTCGTGTCCACGATCTCCATCACATTGTTGAATGCATACAGGTATACTCGCTTCGTTATTTTCAAGCCCTCCCTTTCGTAGTTTGGTTTCCATAAAGGGGATTGTAATAATCGCGGGCAAAAAGAAAGAGCCCGTGCATTCAACACGAACCCGTTTCTTTCAGTCGTTCCATTCGTTACTTCTTGAACATCCGGAGATGGCCTCCCAACCAATTTCCGGTTCTGGATGTAAAGGTTCCAGTCTTCTCGAATTGGAGCCCCCGGCCCATCCAGACCCACGACGCCCAAACAGGCAGCACAATCGCCACGCCGTCAATCACAATCTTCACGATGTTCCACATACGGCCTTCCTTCGCCTGCTGCTCTTTAAGCTTAGTTTCGCGTTCCTCCAAATGGAGTTTCTGCAACTCAATATAGCCTTTGTCAGAAGCCTGTGTTTCTTCCATCATCTGCTTGTGAAGCTCGGTCAGCTTTTGCAGCGCCCATTTTGCCTCTTCAGATCCGGTTCTCGCCAGGGATACCTCTTCGAGAGTCTTGGTATACTCCTCGTCCAGTTTCCTTTGAATCGTCAGGTTCATCTTCATTTCTCCTTTCAGTAAGTGATAGATTCTCCATTATAGGCGTTGTTATCTTCGCGGAATATAGTTTTCGATCTTCACACTGAGCGTCACGGTCTTGTTTTTATGAATCGTCTCCATGCCGCCAGGCTCCAGTTCCAAAAACAAGTAAGGCGCCTCGGTCGGATCGGAATGATCCTCACGAAGCGTCCCGGCAAATGTTTTGGCTCTAAGCACTACCGACACGCCATAGCCGCCTGCGGCTCCAATCAGCAGTCCGATAAGAAAGCACATCCACAGTTCCATTGCGTAATTCCTCCTTAAAAATATAGCACAGATGATCGTCACCTGCGTACTGTATTTACCTGAGAAAAAGGAAAGAGCCCTTGTAATCGGGCTCCGTCCTTTTCAGTCGTTGTAGTTTGAATACCGCCACGGGTGTTTCTTCCGATCCTGCTCGTCCATAAACGTTTTGTACCAAGGCCACAACCGATACAGTAGCTCGCTAATAAAGCTCACTGCAAAGTGTATTGCGACTTTGGCCACAAACCAGCCAACAGCAAACAGGAATCCATCAGAAAAGTTAAATGACATTTTCAATTCCTCCTTCCATAGAAGGAGATGTTATTTTCGCGCCTTATCCAGAAGCCAAAAGAATCGTCTGTATGCGGCGTACCAGACTTCTTTGCAGCATGGCGGCGAAATATGCTCATAAGACATGCCCTCCGTCACGGCACGCAGCATCAGTCCTCCCATATCACCAGCAGCCTTCACCGCGTTTTCTTCCACCATCCGCATACGGTCTTTATAATAAATTCGCGCTTCTGCATACAGCGCAGTCGGATCGGAGTGTCCGCTTCCTTTTGTCTGATCTGCAGTACCCAATGTTCGCGCTGGCAATCCGTCCAAATCGCAGTATGCCTGCTTCCATTCCGGATATTGCAGACAAAAGTGCTTCAGCTCGTAGTGACGATGTCTGGAGATATAGTAAATGTTTCTGCTCGACAATTCAGGGCGTAGAATTGTACCCAT